TTCGGCCGAACCTCGAATACTCGATGGAAAAGCAACAGGACGTGCTCTCCACCGCGGAGCGCGTCACCGGCATCACTGACCAGTCACTCGGACGCGCGATCGATCGGCCGAATGCACCCCGGACCGCTACGGGGCAGTTGGCACTGATTGAAGAGGGAAATGTCCGCGCGTGGCTGGACGCAACCATTTTGCGCGAAGACATGGAGCAAATTCTCGAAGACTTCTGGGATCTCGACTGCGACCTCGCGCCGAAAACAGAGCCCGGCATCTTCTTCCGAGTCACCGAGGAACAGGCGAACGGCTTGTTCGATGTGAAACAAGGCGGGGCCTACATGACGGCCAAGGAGTTTGGCGGGAAGTACGATTTTAAGCTCAAGTTCGCGACGTCGGTGTATGCGCGCCAGGCCAAGAAGGCGGAGTTTGCCGCTTTCTATCAGGCGGCGATGATGTCCCCGCTCGTCATGCAAAACCCCAAGGCGATGTGGGTTTTATTGAATCGCCTGGCGCGGGAATTCGACATTGACGATTTCGAAAATATCATTCCGAAACCGCCAGACCTCGATCAGCCACTCACTCCAGAGGACGAGTGGACAAAGATGCTGGAGGGCGAAGCGGTCAGCGTAAATCCGCAAGACGACGACGCGCACCACCTCCAGGTCCACATCCAGCAGCTCGAAGACGAGCGCAAGGATCCGGACCGCGACGAGCAAGCAATTGGGCTGCTGGTGAAACACATCATCGATACCGAACAGCAACAGCGAATCAAGATGCTGATGCAGGCGATGACCCAGCAACTGATGCAGCAGATTCAGTCCGCGCAGCCTGGCGCGGCACAGCAGACCCTGCAGCAGCTCCAGCAACTCTACGGCGCCGGCGGCCAGCCGGGTATGCCGGGCATGGGTCAACCCCCAGGTCAGCAGCCCCCAGGAATGCCGCCAGGGATGCCCCCAGGCCTGCCAGGGCAGCCGCAAGGTGGTCCCGGTGAGATCGGGCCTCCGCCGGCAGCGGTGGGCTCACAGGCGGCGCCGGTGGCCACTGAAGGGATGCTGTGACAGACGACGAGCCGCTGGATTCCGGAGACGTCGACGCGCTGCTCGAGCTCGAGCGATCGCGCGGGTACCAGTTGGTGTGCGATCGCATCCTGCAGCAGTTGGATTGTCACCGCGGCCGGCTTGAAGCAGAACTGCTGCCCGCGCCCACGCAGTACGAGCGTGGCTACATCGCGGCGCTGCGCATGGTGCTGACAGTTCCGAAAATCCTCAAGGGAGAAATCAAGACATGAGTTTCAAAGCGGTGCAGAACAAGATCGAGGGCGAGGGCTACAGCCCCAAGGCGGCCGGCGCCATCCTCGCCAACAAAACACGCAACGCCTCGCCAGCGGCCAAGAAGGCGAACCCGAATTTAAAGAAAGTCCTCCCGGCCAAAGCCAAGAAGAAGCCGGCATCGGGCGCGGCGTGGACGGGCATCGCCAACCAGATGCTCAACACCAAGTGCTAATGGCCGCAATTATCATCGGTGAGCTTTGCCCGTACTGCCAAAAGCACCGTAGCCCGCGGGATATCGTGCACCTGCCGGCGGGAGTCAAGATCTGCACCACCTGCGAGCAGCGGCATAACGAAGCGGTCGAGATGCTGCTGACCCAGAAATTCGACGGCAGTTGCTCCGAGTGTGAGCTGCCGATCCGCGAACTGATCGAGCAGAAGCGGGCCGGGCCGCACGGCGAAATGGCCTGCCACTACGAAAACGGACGTTACCGGGCAATGTGCCTGGTGTGTGATCGCGATTATGTCCGCAAAAGGACTGAACTGTACGCGGGTACAGAGTTCGGCCGAAGTCTGAAAAAGGAGTAAATCAAAATGCCTCACGACGCAAAAGGAAACGTTCTCACGGTGGGCGACAAAGTCGTTATCCCAGCCACCGTAACCGCAGTCCACCAGGGCACCGAGTTCTGCAACCTCGACCTGGAGTTCGACCACATCATGCCCGGTCGCCAGTCGAAGGACACGTACTGCGCGATCAACACGCGGCAGGTCGAGAAGGTCTGAAGGGGTGTATGAGAGACGAGTTTGTTGATCCTAACGAAATGCCCGCAGAGCCAGCAGTAAAGCCTGTGGACGAAAAGGTCACGCTCACCAAGGCGGAATACGACTCGGTGCTGCGCGATCGCGACGAAGCGAGGCAATCAGAGAGGTACTGGGCCAACCTGGCGCGGCCAGGCCAACAGCCACAACTGGTGGCCGAAGAGCCGGAAACGGACCAGGTCGAGGAAGCGGAAGGCCGCGACGGAATCGAAGGCGACACGCCCGATAAATTGATCGACGAGTTCGCGTCGACCGGCGTGAAGGCTCTTAAGAACCGCGGATTTATCACCGAGGCCGACGCGATTAAATTGGCGAAGGAGGTTGCCGGCAAAGTCTCGCGGACGATGATTGACCAGGAGAGATCGAAGATCACCAGCGACACGCAACTGATCACCGAGTTTCCGGAGTTGCGCGACAAGGAGTCCGCGCTCTTCAAGGAGACGGCGAAGCATTACCAGGACGCAATCAAGATGGATCCGGCGGCCAGCAAAACGCCGGCCGCACTGATGCTCGCTGCGCGCACCGCGCGCGCCATCCTCAAAGCCAACGGCAACGAGGCACCCGCCAGGCGACAGAGAGAGCCCGAGTACGACGATGCGCGCGAACCGCGGTACCGGGAGCGGGACGACGATCGCGAGCGGGAAGACGACCGGCGCCGGCGCGTAGACGCGCAGGATTCGCGCCCCCGCGGCCGATCTGAAGCGATCGATAGCGACGACATGATGGGCACCGAAGCCAAGACGGTGGCAAAAGCGATGGGCATTAGCGAGGAGGAATTCGAGGCATCGCGCAAGCAGACGGCCGGCCTGCGTGCGGTGAGGAGGAGATAGCGATGGCGACCAAAACGCTGACCAACAAACAGAAGGGCGAACAGCGGCGCGCGAACCAACTGGCCGCCGGCATTCCGGAGTCGCGCCGGTTCATCGCGCCCGAGGGGGAGCGGCTGCCCTGCGGCGAGGATCGCCTGCTCGAGTGCCACATCGGTGGAATTAAAATCCGCGACATGAATCTGGATCCGCAGGTTCTCGCTTGCCTCGACTATCGGGGCACCGAGGAGGGCATCGCCGAACGGAATGCGCAGCCTCAGATGCGCGAGGCCTCGGGCGTGAGGCTCGGCGCCGATGAGTGGAACAAGGCCCTCTCGGAGCGCCGGGACGACGTCAAGGATCGCGATATGCCACTTTACGAATCACGCGATCCGCTGCTCGAAGTGGCGAAGAAATACCGCGTGCCGGGCATGGCGGAAAAGTTCCTTTCGGAAAACCGGATTAAGGAAAACTCCAGCACTGGCGATTATCAGGTTGTGAAGAATGCTGTGGGCGATCCAGTGAAAGTCCGCGGCATGGTTCTCGGCCATATGCCAGTCGAAAAACGGAACGCTCGGAACGCTCACTATCGAAACCGCGGCAATCAAATGTTGCAGCAAATCGATCAGCAGTTCCAGGCGGAAGTACCGGCGGGCATCGTCGACGACCAGAAATAGTCCGCGCGAAGCAGGCGCCTGCAAACCGTCCCGCAAGGGCAACCGCAGGCGGCAGACCTCAGCCTGCCACAGTCTTCGCTCAATTGAGGCGTGAATTTTCTCAACAGGAGTGAAGTGTGGCTAACAACAATAACCCTCATGGTTTTCGACCGCTGATGCGGTCGTTGACTGGCGGGCCGGGCGCGTCGGCTCTTTCGGCGCACAAGATCGTGGGCGAGGGCACCGCGCTCTTTATCGGCGATGCCGTGCAGCTCGGCGGCTCGGGCACGAAGTTCAGCGCTGCCATCAAGGCGGCCGCGGCGAGCTCGTCGATTTACGGCATCAACCTCATTTACGGAGCGGCCTCGACCGCAACCGATCACATCTTTCTGCCCGCACAGTTCCAACTGTTCGAAGTCCAGATCGATACGGTGACCGCGGCGCAGCTCCAACAGAACGCAGCACTGGTCGCAACGGCCGGCGATGCGACGCTGCATCTTTCGAAGCACAGCCTCGGTTCGATCGCGACCACCAACACGCTCGAATGGCGGCTGCTGCAGCTCTACAACAGCGTGGATAACGCCGTGGGCGCGTATGCCCGCGTGATCGTCACCACCATCCAGAGCCAGATTCAAGACCAGGTGGCGGGAGTCTAACATGCAATTTCGTGGACAATTTCAAGACTTCTTTTTCGAGACCATGTTGCCCGCTGTGAACGCGAAGATTTGGCAAAATTTTCGCTCCAAAAAGTTCATGGCGAAGATGGTTCTCTCCTCGGATACCACCAACCGCTCCATCGAGCAGTACAGCCAGATGGCCGGTGTGGGACTCCCCAGCTCGGTCGAAGAGGGCGAAGACACGCCGACGGATTACTTCGTTCAGGGGTTCAACAAAACATTTCGACCCGTTAAATACGGGCTCGGAATCCCTGCTTCGCAAGAGCTCGTCGAAGATGACAAGTTTGGGATCATCTCGAAACGTGCGCAGGCGCTCTCTAATTCGATCTATCAGGCGCGCGAGATTCAGGCTGCGTCTGTCTTCAATAACGCCTTCTCGACGGGTGCCTATGCGTTGCCCGACACCAAGGCGTTGTGCGCTTCCGATCACCCGCTGATCAAGGCCGGCGGCACTCAGAGCAATCTCCTCTCAGTGGCCGCGGACCTCGATGTCACCTCGCTCGAGCTCGGGTTGACAGACTGGGAACTAATCAAGACCCATGAGGGCTTTTTCCAGATGCTGCCCACTCCGCGCGTGCTGGTGGCCTCTCAGAACCGCTGGAATGTGGCGGAGCTTCTGAAGTCTCAGATGCGTTCCGACACCGCTAACCACACCATCAACGCGTTCAAGTATACGGAGACTGGCGGAACCGTCGAGCCTCTCATCTGGGCAGGTTTTTTGACCGACCCGGATGCCTGGTTCCTCGTCGCCCCTCCGGACGAAACCGAGACGTTGTGGCTCGACAGAAAAGCTCCGTACACCAAGTCGGACTATGTCGAGAAAAACGAAACCGGCGTCGTCTATATGCGCTATCGTGCCACGGTTGGTGCGTACGGATGGCGCGGCGTCTACGGCACGCCTGGCGCTTAAGTTCCTTTTCCGCGGTGGAGCTCATTTGATCTGCCCTCCATCGTGGGCTTTGTCGGGGAGGTTGCATACGGCCTCCCCGGCAGTCTTTTCACGCAGTAATTGAGCCGGCGGCTGCCGGCAGAACAGACGGTAAAATCATGCCTTCAACTTTTCCTTCCGACGCTCAGCGTGGAATTCCGGCGTACCTGACTAAACTGGGATCCACTCTTTTCAGGGCCCGCTATCGCACCTCGGTGGGCGATTCGAACGCGGCGAACAAGACCCCGCTCATCGTGCAGGGCGCGGCCTCGCAGACCAACGACCTGATCAGCGTGTACGACTCCGCGAAAAATCTGTTGTGGTACATCGCCGCGGACGGATCCGGACCCGCGGCCCAGATGACCACCACGACGCTGACCTCGACGCAGGTTCTCGCGTTGTTCACCACGGCTATCTCGCTCGTTCCCGCGCCCGGCGCCGGCAAGGTGCTCGAATTTATCCGCGCCACGATCACTTACACCCACGTCACCACCGATTACACGATCGGCTCGGCGACCAACTTAAGCGTGAAGTACAAGGACAAGACCGGCGCCGATGTCTCGACTACTCGAGCCGTGACCGGATTCTGCGACGGCGCCACGGTCAGCTCGATGTTCCAGCCTCTGACCGCGCAGCTCGCACTCGATACCAACGCGATCAACCAGCCCCTGGTGCTCGCGCTGCTGATCGCGAACATGACGGCCGGCGACGGCACCTTGAAGGTGAACACGTACTACCGGGTTCACACGCTGTAAGGAGCTTCCCATGGGAAGAAATACATCGAGTCTCACCGCCACCATTACGAGCGGCACGTCTCTCTCAGCAGGCGTTTTCGTGGGCGACAAAGTTCCCACTGCTCTGGTGATGCCGGCGGCCTGGACTGCTGCCGACATCACGTTTCAGGTTTCCGATGACAACGTGACCTGGTACGACCTGCTCCAGGCCTCGAACGGACTCGAGGTCAAGGTCACCAGTCCGGCTGCCGCGCAATGGTTGCAGCTCGATCCGAGTGATTTCGTCTCGGTAACGTACCTGAAAATTCGCAGCGGGGTGACGGCGCTGGCGGTGAATCAGGGGGCGGATCGGACGTTCAAATTGGTCAGCAGGAAGTACTATGCGTTCGATTAAGCTCGGGCTTCTCCTGGCCGTCTTCGTGGCCGTATCGCAGGCGCAGTTCGGCAATAATGCCAAGAGGATTCAGGGTGTTCTGGTATGCGCGGACACGCCTACCAATACGCAAGTCTTCGCCTATAATTCCTCGCGGGGATGCTGGACACCGTCGTCGGCCGGCGGATCCGGCTCGGTCACCAGTGTCGGACTCGCAGGTACCGCCAACCAGATCACGGTCACGGGCGCTACACCGATCACCGGCAGCGGAAGCTGGACCCTGACCCTGCCAAGCATTCTGACCCTGCCGGGCACGCTGAACAAAATAACGTTCACGCCGCCCACTACAGCCTGGACGATTCAACCAAGCGCTGATAACCAAACCACGATCGTTCCCACGGGGACGCTCGTAAATACTGGGGTGACGACGCTCTCCTCTCTGGCAAACCTCGGCACGATTGCAACCGGCACCTGGCAGTCAACGAAGATCGGTCTTGCTTATGGCGGCACGAATGCGGACCTGTCGGCAACAGGTGGGACATCGCAAGTGCTCAAGCAGACTTCCGTTGGCGGTGCTGTCACGGTGGCGCGGCTGGCATGCGCGGATCTGTCGGACTCTGCTCCTGGATGCAGTGCAACTTATCCTATACTCACCGCTCCGATCAGCGGCAACTGGACAGCCTTTAATACGGGGTCCATGGTGCAGGCTCCCACATTCGGAAGCGGTCGTTTCACCTGGGCGGGTATCAACGCCAGCGGCGGAGATCACGTTCAAGGTGTGGCAACAGCTATACCGTCTGCACCTTACACCGCCACGTTCCGAATTTGGCCCCTGCTTGGCGGGAACAATACGACGCCGACGAATTTTCCCGCTGTGCAGGTGGGGTGGGCCGATGGGACTGTCGGTACTCCCGGTAAGCTCGTTACGGCCGGCCCGGTATGGGTTCCGGGCGGCGTCACACTCGGCGGGGCAAACTGGAACTCCACCACTAGCGTCAACGGCAACCTGACCCTGGCGACAATTCTCCAGAAAGGCCCGTACATAAGCTCTGGGGGGCCAGTATGGCTGCGGTTGACCGACAACAGCACGAATTGGCTGGTGGACTACAGCTACGACGGGTATAACTGGGTCAACATTGTCACGGAGACCAGGAACACTTTCGCGACGGCAACGCAACTTGTCGTACAGACAAACCCGAGTAATTCGAGTGTATCCCAGGCGGTGGTGTTCGACTCCTACGCGACGGGTGTTCCTTAGCTGGTTGGGGGTTGGATGACCGGTTCCCCCAGCACCCGGTTCACCTACTTTGGCTTTAAGGACTACATCGGCGGCGTGAACAACTTCACCACAGCAGTCAGCGACGATGGCCTGCACTGGACAAACGCTGGAGGCTCCTGGCCGGATCACGCCGGTGTCCTGAATGCCCCGATGATTCTGCAGTACAAAGGGGTGGACTACCTGCACGTATCCGAAACCTGGGGAGCGGCGGATAGGATTCCTTGGATCATTGGAACGCACAATTCCTCCGGGGTTGTCAGCACGATAGCAACTATCAATTGGACGGGTAAGATCTCAGGAATCTCGGCCACCAATTCCGGCGAATGGTTTGTGGAAAGTGACGGATCGGTTCACCTGATTATTCCCGCAGGCCCGAATTCTCCAAGCAATCCGGTAGGGTTCCAGATGTACGAAACACACGCCCTGGAGACGGCCGGCGGGGCAACCTGCGTCACAGCATCGGTAAGTTGCCCGATGACATTCTGGAGCGACCCGGTTTTTGTAGAGGTCAAGAACATCGGCGGGGCCAGTGATCGGACGGATATCTACGATCCCAAGCCCTGGAAGGTTGGCAGCACCTATTACCTCTGGATGACGCACGAGGACGACAGGTGTATTGAGCTGGCCAGCGCCTCGACGCTGCTCGGGCCGTATACCATGCAGCGAGTCGGAGACTGGGCAGGCTGGGGGTGTAACTGGGAAGGTCCAACGCTTTACCGGCCCACGGGCGCAGGGAGTTGGAGAATTGCCCTTGAGTCTTTAGATAACAATCCGGCGGGAGCTCACATCATACATTACTCCGACTGCAACAACAACGATTTCCTGACCTGCACCTGGACTTCAATGCAGCGCTGGAGCGAGGACATCGACTACCGCCATGGGTCAATTGTTGGGCCGAACTTCTAGATGAAAAGGTCTTTATGATGAACCGAATTCTGCTGATTCTCTTTTGCCTCCCGCTGCTTTTCGCCCAGCAGGTGTTCCATCCGCCGAAGACGCCGGCCGCAGTCCAATTACCGATGTGCCCCAGCACTACGCTGCTCGACGGACAGACGACCGTATGGCTCGCCGCACAGAACTGCTGGAACCCCACGTACCCGTTAGTAGGTTCGGCGGGACCAATGGGGCCTGCAGGACCAACCGGACCCCCGGGCACCGGCGGCGGCGGCAATGCGGATCCGGCCGGCTTCGCCACGGTCAGCTTCTCGTCCACGCCGACATTTGCGATCGACGCGAACACCGGCAAGACGATGCAGTTGACCCTGACGGGCAATGTGAGCAGCTCTACGCTCGACACCAGCGGCATCACCCACTCAGGCTTCCCCATATCGACAATCCGGATCTGCCAGGACAGCGGAGGCAGCCACTCATTTGTGTGGCCCACGAACGTACAGAACCATGGCGCGGTGGATCCAACTGCAAACGCCTGCTCCACGCAAACGTTCGTGTGGGATGGAACCAACCTGCAGGCGTTGGGCAATGTGATCGTGACGGGCCTCTCGGGCGATGCCGTGATATTCCCCGGATCCACTTCAGGCAGCACCAAGCTGCAGGCCTCGGCGACCGCCTCGGGTGTGTTGACGATGCCCGCGCGAACCGCTACAGTCGCCACCACCACCGGCAGCACGCCCACCAACGACTGCGCCAAGTTCGATTCCCTAGGCAACCTGGTCGATAGCGGCGGAGCTTGCGGTGGAGGAGGCGGCGGCGGAGTGTCTGTCCTGGCTTCGAACTGGAACTCCGTGGCAGGCCCACAGGTCGCGGGCTCTGCAACTGCCTACCTGCCGGTTTTCGGGCAGATGTTCTCGCAGAACTTAAATGGAGCCAATGTGGCGCTCACCGTTCATCACAACGGAACGGCGAATCTTCTCTGTATCACCACGGCAGATGCGCAGCCGGGAGACGGCGCCCTCGTGATTACGTTGATGACGGGACCGTCTACCGCATCCGCCGTAACCAAGACCGTCGCGGCAGGCGCGGCGGCAGCCGAGTATTGCAGTTCGGTCACCGACACCTTTGCCTCCGGGGGCGCGCTATCCGCACGCGCAGTAAACGCATCGGCTTCTCCTTCCGCTCACATTTACACGGTGTCCCTGGAGATTCAGTGAGGCTCTTAGCCATCTTGTTCGCCTCGGGCTTTGTCTTTGCCCAGGCGCCGCCGATCACGGGCGTAGGTTCCGATGCCGTCACGTCGACGACGGCGCGGATCCACTGGACGGCCGGCTTCTATCACGACACGGCTTCCGATACGACGCTCAGTGCCCCGGGTTTCACGACGACGGGCGCCTCTCAGACCATCAACGTCGGGACAACGAGCCACTGGGTCACGCCTGGGAGCACTGATCCGATCACGGTGCTCGTGAATGGGCTCGAGTATTGCCTGGCTGCGCCGGTCAGCGGGACGACCGGAAACGTGGTCTGTGGAGCGGACGCCACCAGCGAGAGCCACTACCAGACCCGCACCGGCGTGTCTTACGTCTGCTCGGCAGGAACCTGCACGGCGACGGTTCCCTACCCACTGCAACCCTGGTGGGACGTTGGTCACAAGTTCATCATTCACTATGCCCGCACGGCCAACCTCACCGGTGATGGCTATGCGATCGCCAGTCGACCGGATAGCACGCATTTCACTTTTTCCAGCAGTGCGATCTGTTCGCCCTGCGACTTCACCTCGGACCCCGACGTCTGGATGGAGTCGAACTACGGCACCTCAGGCACGGTCCACGTGGCCGGCGAAACCATCTCCATGCTGGGCACCGATCACGTGGTGTGTTACGGAGACGCAGGCGGCTCTGCAGGCACCTACCCGCACTCGGTGTTTGTGGACTACAACTATGCTGCGCAGCAGACCAAACACTGGGAATACATCACGGGCCAGGCGCCAGGGACCACGATCCATTACATCGTGCTCTCGACGCCGCGCCAGTTCGGCGCCTCGAACTGTTCCAGCATCGGGGCACATACGGGACAAAGCGCAGACCAGACCGTGACATTCTTGAGCAGCCTGGCCGATCCTGACGATCCTGTTCCACCTTCCGGCGTCTCATTCTCGACAGCGCTCCCGGGATCATACACTGCCCACGTGGCCACAGACGCGACCTGCAGCACGCTGCAAACGCTGATCACGAATGCGTGCGCGAGCGGAGGTACTACCGAGATCAAGATCCCGGCAGCAAACACATGCACGGCGCCGTCCGGCGGCTGGCTGCTGTGCACGTCTCCCGGCATGACAATCCGCACCGATGCGCTGGACAGTGCTCTGCCGGCACCGGGTGCCTGCCTCCCACCGCTCAATTCGTCGGCAGCTACGGCCGCGACAAGCCCATGCATCGATAATCCGACGTATGCATCCAGCCTGGTGACACTCCAAACCGCGCATCCGCTCGGGCCGGTGTTTGCGCTGGCGCCCTACACCTCGGCGAATAATGTGCACCTCGGGCCCGGCTTGAAGATCCAGCCAGACCCGCTCTATGCTGCCGCCGGCACCGGTTACGGCCTGGTCGAGCTTTCGCATGCACAGGGCGGCGGTCAGTACGGGCACGCTTACCACCCGCAGAATTTCGTGATCGATCGCGTTTACTTCTTCCAGAAGAACATCTCCTCTGGAATGTCGTCGGGCGTCAACTGGTACGGCGGGAACAGTTTTGCGGTAGTCGATTCAGTGACGGAGGGCTTGGGGAGTTACGGTCAGGATCTGGGCGCTATCAATATTGCGAGCCCCGATCTTTCAGATGGTGGCTTCATCATCAAAAACAATCGCCTCGGCGCCGCGCACATGTCCATCTTCGCGGGAGACAGTGGCTGGAATACGGCGGACGGCATCATCCAGCGGAACTACCTCTACATGGATCAGTCGCGCCGCAATAACAGCCCCACCTACCCGTTGCAGAGGCAGAACGCGGTGGCCTCGGTGACGACCGGAAACCCAACGACGATTACGCTCGTAGAGGAAACCGATCTCGCCGTCGGCCTGTCGAACCCGCGCTGGTTTAGCTTCATCGGTGCAACAGGCAGTCTCGCGAGCAAGATCAACGCGAAAGAATTTCTTCTGACCGATGGATCGCTGGCTGACCTGAACTGCAACGGCGCGAATTGCATAATCACTACGGGATCAGCGCACGGCTTCACCAGCGGCGATACCGTTTATGTGAGCGGGCTGGCCGGCAGCACCTGCGTGAACCTGAACGGGCCGTCGGTGATCACGGTTACGGACGCCACGCATATGCAGTTCGCCTCGGGCATCAACCAGAGGTGCACCTGGCCGGATGCTCATGTGCTGGGGCCAATGTTCGAAGTTCCCGTGGGCGGATCCAACTCGGTGTTCACCATCCCTCTCGATTCAAGTTCGGGCACAATCGCCGGGACTATCACAGCCCGGCACGGCTATTCGATCCAGTATAAAAATCCGCAGGAAATGAAGACTGCGAAGCGCTGGGACATCTCCGGAAACGTGGTGGAAGGGTCTGCTGCCGTTGGTGGCGGTCAGGAAGGCCAGTGCTTCACCTTGACGAACAGAATTATGGGTTCCTGGCAGGACATTAACAACGTGGCCAGCCTGGGTACCATCAGCGACATCTACATGCACGACAACTGGTGTCGTTCGTCGGTGCAGTTCATGGCGCAGCTCGGCGCACAGGACAATGGCAGTTCGATTCCGATGCAAAGGGTGAAGCTCTCGAACAACCTGGCGACCAACCTAACGGGCATCTACTGCGAACCAGGCGTGTCATGCGGCTCTTTGGTCATCAATACCGGTGCCGTGACGCCGCAGTTCAAACTCTTGCACAACACCATCATGTCTGCGTCCGAGGTCACGCAGGCGAGCGGCGGCTATACGCCCCCAGCGATCGGCAGGTGGGTTTTTAACGACAACATTTTTGGGTTTGGAAGCCACGGTCTCAATGGGCCTGCGGCATATAACGGAGGCTCACCCATCGGCAAGATCGGCGCTCAGATCTGGCAGACCTCGGGGTCTTGTTCGAACGGCGCCGGCGGCCTGTGTGCGCTGCCGGATCCGCCTTTCCCGAATTCGTGGATCTGGCATCGCAACGTGATGATGGGCAATGCCGCGGATGGCGGCGGTGAGGATTTTGGATTCCAGCGTCAATACTACGAAGGCTACACGGCCGGCACGCTCGCGGACTATCAGGAGCAGTACTGGCCGCGGGGCATCACGGGGATCGGCTTCGCCGGGCTGATTCCAATAACCGGCGCCACGAATGCTTCGCCGATCGTGATCAGCACCGGGGCACTCTCATGCACGCCGGCGGTGGGTGACTACGTGATTGTCAGCGGGGTGCGTGGCAACCTGGGAGCGAATAATACGTGGCGCGTTAAGGCGTCCACATCGACCAGCGTCACGCTGCAGGCGAGCGTAGGGAGCGGCACGTATACAGCGGCAACGGGCAACATGATGCCGGTGAGCGGCTCGTGCGACGTGATCACGCAGTGGGCGTTGGGATCGTCCAGCCATTACAAAGCCTGCGCCGGCGGCGGAGACACCTGTCGCGTGCTGGCGGTCGATTATCTCGCGTTTCCTGACCCGTCGGATCCGACTGACGCCGGCGTAGGGCCGGCCTCCGACGCGACGAACGTGGGCGCGAACATTGCGAATATTGAGGCGGCAATCTCGGGACCTCCCGGTCCCTGTGTCGATCTCTCGTTTTTTCCCAGCTCTGCCACTCCCATAGCCGCCGGCGGCATCGGCACGTTCAACGCCTCGGTGACGGATTCGAGTTGCAATCGAGGCCTCAGCTCCTCGGCCGGCTGGCTGACCTGTACCGCGAATTGTTCTGGGACCGGCAGCGTGTCAGGAATTGGGTGGACCGCGGCCGCCAACGCAGGCGCCAGCAGATCAGCCACCCTCTTCACGAGCACCGGGGTAGTCTTCAGCGTCACCCAGGGCGCCGTTGTAGTGGGAAGCCCCGCAACGGGCATATCGCTCGCTCCTGGCGTGCGCTTGACGCCGGCAGTCAGCACCCGCTAGGACTCCACACCGCAGACGGCGATATAGAGGGCGTGACATACGGCGCACTCAAACTCCGCCTCACCCAGATGTTCCCGGGGTTGAGCTTGGACCTGGTCGAGGGATTCATCGGCGATCGCTATTCCGAGATCCTGGGCGAGCTGCCGTGGACAAGCCGTAACTTCACCACCACCCTCCCCCTGCAGGCGCCCTACGTCACTGGGACGGTTGCCGTGACGCTGGGATCCGATACCGTCACCCTGACCGGAGGGACCTGGCCGGCTGAATTTAGCGGCCGGTCCTTCCGCGCGGCCGCGCGTCCCGAGTTCTACCAATTCACGCGTGTCACCGACACCGTGGGCACGATCGAACGACCGTACGAAGGGCCGAACGCCACCGGCGCCGGCTACTCGATCTTTCAGAGCGTCTATCACCTACCCGCCGATGCCCGCCTGCTACAAGACACCGCCTTCGATCCCCTGAAGCGCTTTTCCCTCGCCAAGTTGAACGAGGTTGATCCACGCCGGCAGGCGTCGGGCACGCCACAGGCCTGGGCCTCGTACATGGAGGACTCGCAGACACCGCCCCTCATGCAGGTGGAAATCTGGCCAATTCCCGACGTGACCGCGGGCTTGCCGTACACCTATGCCGGTGAGATTGGCGGCCTCTCCGACGCGACTGATGTGGTCGAGATCTGGCTGCAGCCAGCAGCGCTCGTGGAAGGCTGCATCTCGAAAATCAAGGCGCACTTGAAGGATATTCCAGGCGCGCAATTCGCCAAGGTGAACGCAGCGGAGGCGCTGAAACTTATGCGCAGGGCGGAGGCGCAGGGATCCGGCCCAACGCACATGCAACTCAGTTCATACTTCACTGCGCATCGCGCAAAACGGTGGTGCCGTTAAATGAAACGTCTTTTTCTCTTTCTTGTTCTGACCTTGACGCTGTGCGCGCAGACCGCGCGCTATCCGGCGGCGGTGGCCACCGACAACGATCTCTTCAAGATGTCCGATCGCGCAGACACCAGTCTGCTGCTCGGCGTCGACGCAGCTACGTTGTCGCTGCCGGTTGCCTCAACGGCAAAGTTTACGGCGCCGATGATCATCACCTTGGACAACGAGCAGATGCTGGTGAGCGCGGTGGCCGACGCGCAGCACCTCACGCTGAGCCTGCGTGGATTCGCCGGCACCACCGCTGCCAGCCACCTGCAGAACGCTGCGGTGCAGGGTCGCATCGTAGCCTATCACCACAATGCGCTCAAAGAGGAGATCAAAGCGGTCGAAGCTGCCCTTGGGCCGAACCTCTCGAACGTCGCCGCGATCATTGGATCCGCAAAAACAAAGTACTATCCCGGCGATTACACTTTTGCTCCGCAGACACCGGGCGGATCGCTCGCCATCGGAAACAATTCGGTGACGTTCACGCCGGTCCCACTGGGGGTTAATGGATCCGACTTGTACCACCGCCTGTATATCAAAAACGGCACTGGAACCCCCGAGGACTGCCTGATTGCCGGCGGCGCCGGCGTTGCGGGCCAAACGTCGGGCGTGATCATCCTGAACTGCGCCAACGCGCACTCGGGCGCGTGGACGGTCCAGAGCGCCACCGCGGGAGTAGCGGAAGCGGTGCAGGCGATCGCCACCGCGGGTGTGGGAGGAGTGGTGGAGCTGCCGTCGGGCACCTTGCAGTTTTACTCGGCTGTGGTGATTCGCGGAATCGGCACGATTATCACCGGGCAAGGCTCCAGTTCCACCAAGATAAACAACCATCACGCCAGCCTGCCGAGTTTCCATTTTCTCAACGGCTTCGGCAACGAGATCTCGTACATGCAAATCCAACCGAACACCACCGGGCAGGGTTTGGTCGGGATCATTGTCGAGTTGCAGAACGGCATGAAGATCCACCACATGTCGATCATTGCCCAGACAGGGATTCAGACCCTACCGACCAATTTTGGCGTCTTCGTTTCCGATTCCAACCTGGACAGCTTCGAAAGCGGAACCACGGCCCTTTTCGATAATCAAAGCGCTGATGACGTCTACTTAACTAACCTCATTTTCGGATGCAGCGGGAGTCTCCCGCGGCCACACGGAATCAAGTTGACCGAGGCGAGCGGGTTCTACGTGACCCAGGTGGACGTGCTGACGTGTCAGATCGGCTTCTACGTCGATGCCGTGGGCGGAACCAGCGTTGCTTTTGTCTTCGTGGAGAATTCGCAATTCGACACGAGCGTTGACGGCGGGATCCTGATCGAGGCACACAACACAGCGATCGCGGAGAGTATTCACTTCACCAACTCGTGGAGCTCCTCGACGGCCGCCGGCAACGGTGTCACTGCCCGCACATTCGATTCAGGTGTGATCGATGGCCTCTCGTTTGTGGGTCACAGAGCTTACGATAACTGGCTCAACGGTTATTCATTTTCCGGCGCCAACGTCAAACACGTCAGTCTCACTGCGAGCAAGGCGCACGGCAACTCTATCGCCGGTGTCAGCGCGGCGTATGGGGCTGAGTTTGCCGCCGGCATCTCCAATTTTCAGGTGAATGGCGGAGCGTACGGCCAGGGTGACAGCCGCGTCGACCAGCAGCTCCTGCCCATCGTTGTCAGCGGTGCAGGGTCCGACAATTACCAGATCACGGGCGTAGACACGACCAGTGGGCACGCCGCCGGAATCACTGCGCTCGGCGGCCCCAACAGAATCATTTTGAACAACCTCGGCGTCGACAATGTAATCCCGGCGATCGCGTCCGCGGCCGCGCTGACTTTTCCCATCAACCGGAACATCACGATCACCGGGACCACGGGCGTGACTTCCGTCCTGGGCCTGTGCACCGGGTGCACCGGCACATTCCGCACCACTACGGGCGCGGTCACTTTCACTGCGGGCGCGACCATCGGCACCACCATTACCACGTCGACGAACGTGCTCTACACCTACACCTTCGACGGCACGAAGATCTGGATCCGATGATGACTCTATCCACCATGAGATGTGGCCTTGGCGGCGATCATCTTACGCCACTCGTCTGGGTGCTTATCGTTTTTTCGGTGGTTGCAGGGTGGACACAGCAGTTGCAGATTGTCCGGGTTATTCGAACCTCCGCGGCAGAGGGGCATGACGTGGTCGATATGGTATTTACCCTTGCCGGTCTTCGTAATAGCAGCTCCGCATCCAGCACACTTCCCGATCTGCTGGTCGAAGATTCGCGTGACGTCGGCAGGGGTATGATGCCCTTCCGCTCCAAGTTCTCGCGCCCTACGGTTGCGTCCGCGCTGTGCGACTTTTTCAGGATGCGAGACAGCCCACTTTCTGTTGCTTTCACGTGTCTTGTCCGGATGTTCTGCTCTGTAGCGTTCGCGACGCTGTTTCTCCTTCTCCTGATTCTCAAGGTATCGGGCGCGCTTCGCTTCGAGAATCGCGGCGCGCTTTGCCTCGTACCACTTACGGTAATATCTGTGCCGCAGTTCGGGATGTTCTACGTGGCGCTTTCGTTGCGCGTCCGATATTTTTTCTCGATTGTCCGCTCGATATCGCGCGCATCTCGCCAGTTCTTTGTTCAGATTCTGTTCGCGGTAGCGATCAGCGCTCAGTCTCGTTTTTTCAAGGTTCGCAGCGCGATAAACTCTGGAGCGAGCTGCTTCCCTCTCTCGGTTCTTGGCGTAGTAGCGAGCGGCCGCGCGTCGCTGGGCTTCGTGTTTACGTTTAGCTCTTTCCTCTGGAGTAAGGCGCTTTCTCGGGGTTTTCGCCTTAGGATGCTTGGCTCTATATCGCGCCGTGGCGAGCCGCCATCGTTGCTGTTGGCTTTCCTTCTTCTGTTCTGGGGTAAGCTGCTTCTTAGCCATACGGTCTGTCCTTTCAGATCGGTGGTTAGAGCCGCGTCGATGTTCACGCATCGGCTCGGCTCGCTTCTCAATTATACGGCGACAACACTCGAAAACTCCATAAATATTGGCGTTTTTGGAGGTGCGTCATAACCCTGAAAGACATTCGCGATAGGGTCCTGGCGCGCATGGAAGCGGATCCCTCTAACCTCGCGTGGCAGGCTGCAGCCACCAGCGCAATCAATGAGGGCCAGCGGTTGTTCGCGTTCTTGACGCTCACGCTCGAAGCCACGCGTCCGCTCGATCTGACGCCAGGCATCACGTTTTATCACATGCTCGACCTCGGTTGGGACGACTGGATCGTGCCGCTGCGCGTGCGCCTGGTGACCCCTCAATCCGACTCGACCGATGCGGCGCTCCCTGGAGGCGTCGGAGGCGATGCGGTGGTTCCGGACCAGCCCGCGGTCATCGACACTCTGAAAACCAAATTGCGGCCGACGACGCTCAACCAGATGGCCGCGGAAGATGCGGCCGCGGAGAACATGCGTTACGGCGTGGCCGGCTGGGATCTGTTCTTCTTGAATCTCCAACCCACCGCGGGGCAGCAGGCGTTGATCACATACGCGCGATCGCCGGTCGATTTGGTGGGCGACAATGCGGTCCCCGAGATCCACGACGCCGATCACGAATGCCTCATCGATTACGGCGAGGGCCGGCTGCGGATGAACCAGGGCGGCCAGGAGATGACAACGGGCTCCGCACTGATCAAAGGTTTTTTGGAAGACGCAAAAGAGCGCGGGGAGCAGGTGCGGGTGCGAAGCCTGGCGCAGGGCTATGACCATCAGCCGGCCGAACTTGACCTGGATCAACTGACATGAACTTCGCAACCCTCACCCCCTGGATGCTCGAGTGCCTGAATTGCAGCAACGTCTCAGAGCTCAATCCCTGGACGATCGGCGAGCTCTACAACTACGCCGAAGAAGCGTTGCATGACATTGGCGGTCGCTTCCTGCTGTTGGTCACCTTCGATGGCACCATCCTGCTGGTGTCGGGTCAGAGCACGTACGAGCTCGACGGCCTGCACATCGCGACGATCTACGCCGCGGCGAGCGGATCCACGTTGCGGCCGTCGACAGTGGCCGAGATGGAGGCTCTCGACCCAGGCTGGGAAGAGGCCGCGATCGGCACACCACAGCGCTGGGTGGGAAACATCAGCGGCCTGCATTACATCGCGATCTATCCGCCACCGCAGTACGCGGGATACCTGCAGATCGTGATGCACAAACACCCTCCGGACCTGACGCCGGCGGCGCCCTCGGTCGCGATGCCCGCGGCGGTTGGGGATTACCTGTTGCTGCGCACGCTCGAGCGGGCAAGGCAGCGCGAGGGCGAGATGCAGATGCCCGATGTGGCGCAGGCTCTCGGAGGCCTCGCCGACGCATACGAGCAGGCGATGCGGGCGTACTACGGAAAGGGCGCGCTCTGATGGCTTACAAACTTGAGACCGCCCGCATCCTGCCGAACGGGCTAAACCTTGTTGCCCCGGGCGACCAGGTCAGTGAAGGGGATTGTCTCGACCTGCAGGGATGGTGGCCAGGAGCAGCCGGCCGGGTTGAGGCGTCGACCGTCGCAGCTTTTGTCGCGGGCACCGCGCCGGTGTTTGGCGACAGTCTTTGCCAGATGGGCACCACCTATTACCTGGGCAACAGTACGACCGGGTCCGTCTACCGCGGGGTGACGCTGCTGAACGCTGACTATGACGCGTTTCCAGTCGGCATGATCTCTTACCAGGGATTCACCTGGATCATCAACCGGGCGCATCAGCGCAAAGACGATGGAGCAACGACGAGTGACTGGACGATCGCGCCGCCGGCAGCGCCGAACCTCGAAGACGGTGGAGACACTGGCGCAGGCCTGCACTATCCATTTGGTTCCGGCTTTGTAGTCGCGGCCAATAACCCGCCGCTACAGGGCGCGCTGCTCAATACTCCCTACCAGTACTACGTGACCTGGCAGACCACGCTCGGCGAAACCAACCCGTCGGCGGTGGCAACAATCACGCCGGCGCCAGCCACCCTCGGCGCGATCGTACGAATTTTTCAGCCGGCCGGCGCGCCGGCGACTGCCACCGGCTGGAACATCTACCGCGAGATTGTCGGCACGCCGTACCTGCTGAATGAGGATGGACCGCTCGGCCTGGCGCGCACTTACGTCGACGACTACGGCGATGAAGTGCACACCCACAGCGACACCCAGATGCTGCAGCTCGGCATCATCATGCAGGGCGATCACGACGCGCCGCCGGCGGCGAAGATCATGGCGAACCAGACCTTCAACGGCCGCATCGTTGTGGGAAACACCGACGCGAACCCGAACCGCCTCTTCTATACGCAAGCGCTGCAGCCGGGCTTTTTCCGCGGCGCCGCCAATCCAAACGACGGCGACTGGGTCGATGTAGGCACCGACGCGAAGGACGGAATCCTCGGCGTGAGTGTGAAGCCAGGCCTGCTCATCATCTACCGGGATAAATCGATCTGGCGGCAGGTGGGCGATTTTGACGACGCGAACGCACGGCTCGAGCCGTTGGTTCCGGAAATGGGGATTGTGGGTCCGCGCGCGTTCTATTCGTCGTCAGTGGGCGAATTCTTCCGCTCAGATGAGGGTGTCTTCATTCTGACCGACTGGGCGCGCCCGATCTCGACCAAGGTCAATTCGCTTTTCCATGGCGGCGCCGTGCCCGAGAATTTTCTCGCCGAAGCCACGCCATCGGTATGCGCCCTCGGCTACGAAAACGGCCGGCTGTGGGTGAGTTACAAGGAAGTCACGTTCACCCGAACGGTGATCTGGCACATGCCGTCCGATCGCTGGTTCTCCATGCAGGGCGGCTTTAATGCCTACGCGCAGGGGAGTGCTGGTCTGCTCGGTTCGCAGAGCGGAATTTATCAGTTGCCAGGCGCTGCCGGCAGCCCGGCGACTGCGTTCCAGAGCGCATACCTCGACGGGGGCTCGGCCGATCGCGAGAAAACTTTCGCGGACCTGGTGATTGATCACTTCACCGGGGGCGTGCCGTTGACCATCACCATCCGGACGAACAAAAACCGCGCGCCGGCAACCGATGAGTTCGTGTTGGGCACCATCACCTCCTCCGTAAAAACGAAAGAACTCATCCCGCTGGTTTATCCCAGCGGCTACTCAGTGGTGGCGCTGCGAGGTCAGCCCATCCGCGCCTACAACATGTCAATCCGCATTACCGGAAACATGGCGACGGGATGCCAGATCGACTCGCCGTTGATCGTGCACTTCTACTACGAGGCGCGCCACGCCAAGACCTTTGATACCGACGAAACCGATCACGGCATCCAGGGGCACAAGCAGATTGACCAGGTGGAACTCGACGTCGACGCGAGAGGTGGCAACGGAAATTTCCAGCCTTATGCGGACAGTGGCGGCGGAGCGATGGCGGCCGCGGCACTCGAGGCGATCCTGAGCACCACCACCCGGCAATCAGAGCGCATCGTCCTGACTCGCCCCATCATCGGCAAGCTGCTGCGCTACACGGCCTACAGCACCACCGACTTTCAGCTTTACGGTTTGCGCGTGCGAGTGCTGCCGATCGGTGTGTATCTCGATGGCGCCGTCGGCGACTTCTGGCAGCCGGAACCGACATCAATCGGAGTTTAAAAATATGGCATTTCGCAAAGTTGCGCAGTTCAAAGAAGCCTCTCTCGAGTACGTCTCGCCGAGTGGCCCGTCGACCTTTAAGTTTTTCACCGACATGCCCGGCGGCCACCTGGTAGAACGCACGGGCGGCAAGACGATGCCGATCACTAACGCGGACCACACCCCGAATACGATCACGTTTCCGTTGGTAGATGCCAACGGCGCCCCACTTGAAGGCACGCTCTATCAGGAGCGCGTCGACCCGTTCGCGACGTCAGCATCTGGCGGCACTCAGTTGCGCTCGGGCGTGATTTGGATGCGCGAAATCGGCGTTTATCTGGATGGCGCACTCGGCGAATTCTTTGAGTCACTGCCGCACTCAGTAGGCGTTTAATGGAGGCGGTCACAATTTTTGGCGCGCTGGACGTCGAGTACGAGTCGACCCTCGGAGGACAACTCACGTTTCAGACTGATCTGCCGGGCAACGCGATGGCGGTGCGCGAGGAGTTCGGCATAGTTGCGGCCAGCTGGCGGGTGGTTCGCTTCCGAATGCGGCCAACGACGCGGGGGCACCTCTACAACCTGAAGATCGTCCCGTATTTTGGCTCGATTATGCGGATCTATAACGCGCGGATCTGGGCGCGCACACTGCCGGGTACGCAGTGGCAGTGGTACGCAGTGCCATTGCCTCCGACGACTGAGTGGGCGCCGGTCAAGATGGAAATCCCGCCGATGGGCGAGTGGGCGCCGGTCAAGATGGACATCACGCCGATCACTGACTGGAATCCGGTCAAGATGGCAATCCCACCAACCACAGACTGGAATCCGCGGCCCATGGCAATCAAACCTACGCCGCCTAATCCGGAGTGGGTGGACGTGCAGGTGGATGCCTAGATGACACTCCTCGCTTACTTGATTGCAAAAGAAGAAGGCTTCGGCAAGCCGGGCGCCATTCCCACAGTGAGGCATAACCCTGGGGATTTGAGGCATTCACCAGATTCGCAGCATCCTGGGGATCCAAATGCGATCGGCACGATCGATACCGACGCACATGGATGGGGGAACCTCGAGCGGGATCTTGGCCTGAAGGCAGCTCGAGGGGAAACGCTCGAGCAGGCAATTTTCGCCTGGGCTCCCAAAGGAGACGGCGCCAACGATCCGGCCGGGTACCTGTCAATGATCATTGACGGATTCGCGAAACGCGGCGTGATGGTCAAATCAGAAACCCCGCTCTCTCTTGTACTGAGGGTGCAGGCATGATTATTCCGCTGCCTCCGATCGAGGGCGTTTCAGACGACCTGCTACGAATGCTCAACGATCGCTTCCGCTCGGTCCCGCAAAGCAACACGGCCACCGGCGAGCCGGATCCGCCCGGCGTCTTCTTCCTGGCTGCGAAACGACCTGACGCGAACGGCACGGCAGTGGGAACATTTGGCGCGGCAACGGACACAGGTCTGCTCTACCAGGTGCAGACGGTCGGAAATCAGCAGGAGTGGGTCGAGATCAGCACCGCGCCCACACTGAGCTATCATTCCGCAATCGCGACGGGCTCTCTCACCCTGGTGGCGACAACTTATAACGACGTGCCGGGCGCAACCTTCGCAGTGGCCGCAGGCACGTGGGTGGTACTCGCAATTTCGAACTTTGCGGTCTCGGGCGCGGGAGATGCCGGCGCAATTCTGACCTGCGGACTGAGCGTGGCTGGAGTACTCCAAACCGCTCTCGCGATCTACACCGGGCCGGCGGGAGCCACGGCAACGGTGTCTCAAATCTGGGTATTGTCGGGGGTCGGGGCGGGCAACATCCTTAAATTGCGCGGCAACAAACAGGCTGGAGCGACGGGAGCGTCCGGCATCGTCGTGGGGCACACCAAACTGTTCGCCTTGCGGCTGGGCAGTTAAGCGCCGAGGCCTCGGCGGGCGATACAGAGGGTGTGAAGATCGACGTCCGCTCCCCGTTCCCGTTCGAGGCCTTGCCACGCATTTGGTTATGGGGTGCGACGTTCCGCGCAAAGGTGGCCGACGATTTCGCGCCACAGACGCTCGAAGAGTTCATGTTCAAGGCGGCCGAAGGTTGGGAGCGGCTGAAGACCTGGGCCATCTACGCCGATGAAGAGCTCGGCGGGTGGATCGCGTTCGAGAAAATCACGCCCTGGCTCGGCACGGCGCACCTGCTGTTGAAACCGGAGCACCAGGCGCGCGGTATCGCGGTGCGGGCCTGCAAGATTGCGATCGCAGAGATGTTCGCGACCGGCGTCGGAAAACTGTCGTTTTATCCGCTGGCCGGCAACCTCGCGATCGGTTCGCTCCTGATCAATTTGGGGGCGAAACGAGAAGGAACACTAGTTGGGCAAACGCTGGTAAGCGGCAAGCCCACAGACATCTGGTTATACGGACTTAATAGGGAGGACTTCAGTGCCATTTGCAATTCCAGCAGCGATCGGGGGAGTGTCGAGCATCGTCGGCAGCCTGCTATCGGGCAAACCAAAGACCACGACGTCGACGTCGACCCCCACCTTCTCGCCCGAGATGCAGGCGTTGATGTCGCAGTTGGCAAACTTCAGTGAGTCATCGATCGCGAATCCCACGGCCAGCATGGGCGGGATCCGCACCGCAGGCCTCGACAACATCAACAAGACCTACGACACATTGCCTCAGTCTGTAGCTACGCAGATGGCGCGCCGCGGTTATGGTTCGAGCGGCAACATGGGCAACTCAATGTATAAGGTGGCGATGTCCCGTGCCGGCGACGTATCGAACCTCGAGGGCAAGATCGCGGCCATGGGTGTGGATCGCCAGAATGCAGGCGCATCACTCGGAACGCAACTGCTGGGCCTCAACCGCGGCACCACGAGCACAGGTACCACACCTGACACTTCCGCTGGCAATGCTTTCATGAGTGCGGGTAACGGATTGTCGAACATGAGCACGCTGATGATGTTCAACAACCTGCTGAAGCCCGGGAGCGGTGGCGGCGGTGGAGATTACGGGGGCAGCGGGGGCTTCTCCTACAACCCGGTACCTTTCAGCGGCGGATCGCCCAGCCTGATGCCTGGCGGTAGCGATTCCTATTTCGGATAAATCACCATGAGCACAGTCACCAATCCACTGGGCAGCGTTGTAGACGGCATGCTGCAGGCTTACTCGCTCCACCACGCGATGCAGAGGCAGGCCGATGAGCATCAGGCCTTCCTGACAAATCAGGCCTTGCACAACCAGCAGATGAGTGTGCAGGACATCATGAACGAAGAAGCGCTCGTCGGCCGCGGCGCCCGGCCGGTGCAGAACGGCATGGTGGAAGAGCCGGGCTCGACCGTGCCCGCGATGCAGTCTCCGGAGCCGGGTGTGATGACCCCGGGATCGCAACCTGTCGGCGGGATTCTGCGCAAAGCCGGCGGCAATGGGCGCTTTGTCGCCACGCTGAAGAATAGCCAGGGGCAGAGCAAGCAGTACGAGATGCCCACGCCGGAAGAGCAGCAGCAACTGGCCACCTCGCGCGAACTGCAATCGAAAACGCAACTGATGAGAGGAGAGGCCACCGCGCAGCAAGACATCACCATGGAGTTGCGCCGGCGAGTGCTCTCGACTCCAGGGCTCACAGTCGCGGCGCCGGCCGGCCTGGAAGTGCTCGGCTATCCGCAGGGAAGCCCAATCCCGAAAGGCGAACTGCCGGGGCTGATCGAGGCGTACCAGAAAATCCGCAATGGCGATCAGTTCACACTGAAGCCGGGCGAGTCGCGACTCAGCCAGGGGAGTATTCTGCCTGGTGCAGCGCAACCGCAGGCGCCGCAGTATGCGCCGAACGAATTTCAGGACCTGCAGCAAGCCGGGGGAGGCGCGCCGGCAGCAGCTCCCGCACCGGCCGCGCCCGGCAGCTCCGCAGGAAGTTCCGCACCTCGGGTAATCGCCTCCGGTGGGCCTCCCGTTCCAACGGGAGAATTCGGAACCGTCTACCTGCCGAAGTTCGCCGCGAGTCTCGGGAAGAAACCGGCAGACCTGGACATCAGCGAAGTTGAAAAGGCCCTGTCACAGTTCAAGCAAGCTAACGCCGATCCGGAAATCCGCGAGGCCACCTTGGCCAGTAAAGCGTCTGCCAACGCGACCCGGGACCTGGCCAACACGATGAAGCAGATCCAGCTTGGCCAGATGCCGACCCAGGAAGACGCGGCGAGGATGGCGGAGCAGATCCGAAATCATGAACTCGCACCCTCGCAGCTTTCGGAAATTCGCGGCCGCGGCAATGGCTCGCTCGGCACGATGATCGAGCGGGAAATACACAAGACGGATCCGCACTTCAATTGGGCGCAGGCGGACGCGGATTACAACTACTCGAAAAGCCCCGGCTTACAGAACACTGTGCGGCTGATGGACAGCGCTTTGAATTCCATCCCGCGGATGCAGGACGCGGCAAACAAGCTGGCACAGGGAAACGTTCGATCCATCAACAGCCTGGTGAAGCTGGGTAAGAACCAATTCAACTCGGTTGACCTGAAACGGTTCCAGACCGACGCCACGCTGGTGGGAGACGAGATCGGAAAAATCATCCAGGGAGGCGGCACCGGCAGCGGAGTGAGCGACGCGAAACTGACTCAGGCACAGAACCTCCTGAAAGACACCGACTCCCCGAAAGCGATCGCAACCGCACTTGAGGAAGTGCAAGCCATCATCGGATACCGGCGCCAGGCCGTGACGCGCGGGACGTATCTCGAAAACAGGACCGCACCAGCAGAGGGCGCCGCAACAGCTCCAGCAGCAGCAGGCGCGGGCACTGGCACCAGGCCTCCCCTCAGTTCCTTCGAGGCAAAGTAGATGGCCGATTTCGATGTGAACGGCGCGCGGAAAGCCGGCTACAGCGACGATGAGATCCTGTCGCATCTCACAGACACGCGAAAGTTCGATGTCGCGGGCGCAGTAAAAGCGGGCTATTCGAAACCGGACATCATCCAGCACCTGGCGAGCACTCCACAGAAGAGCGTTGGTTCTGACGTGCTCGACTCAATCGCCGAGTTTGGCAAAGGTCTGATTGTCGACACCGCAAAGAGCCTGGGCGGCATGGCGCAGCGTATCGCGATGCCACCGGAAGACATGCGCGGTAAGATCGCGCGGTTGGTGGCCGGTCCACTGGGCCCGCTGATCACCGATGTCGTCAAATCTCACATCGACACCGGGGCAAAAGCGGTCGACGCATTCAAGAAGGGAAGATACACCGAGGGTGTGGGCTATGGAGCAGCGACCCTGTTGCCGGGCGTCGGGCCGGCCGCGGCGTCGGCAGCGGAAACGATCGCCGGGGCGCCTCCTGAATTCGACAACAAGGGCAATATAACGCGCCCAGAGCAGCCGCCGCAGGTCGCTCGGGGATTGGGTCAGGCAACTGGACTGGTTGGCCAGGTGGCGGCCGCTGCGCCCATCAACAGGCTCGCAAAGCGGGTGATCGGTCCCGGGGTAACGCCAGAGGTTCCCGGTGGTCCTGGCGCCCCGCCTGAGGCCCCTGTCGCCCCTCCCAGCGATGGCGGTGGGCTGATCAAGAGCCAGTTGAACCCCAAGCAGCAGGCCGGCGTGGACTATCTCGAGAGCGAGGGCGTACCGGTGAATGCCGGCACGCGAACCGGGAACAAATTCCTGAAGGGTGCGCAGGCTCTGGCGCAGAACCAGCCCCTCGGAGCGTCGACGGCAATGGCCGCGCAGCGCGCTACCGAGACGGGCCTGCAGGATTTGAGCGGCAGGCTCGCCGAGAAAGCCTCGCCCCTGCCAGAGACTCCGGAGTCAGCCGGCGCCGCGGTTCCCGCAGCACTGGGAAAGTCGATCGAGAACCTCGGCGACCAGGCAGACGAAGGCTACCAACGCGCCTGGGCGGCACGGGATAATCCCGACCACACCTACGAGCTCCCGCTGCGGATCGCCGACGACGGCTCGCAGGTCATGGGCCAGGTCAATATGCCGGTGGATGTTCGCGACATCAAGTACCTTGCGCAGCCGGTCTTCGACGAAATGCAGTGGATGCCGGCCAGCGATCGCGCGAGCTCCGCGGGCTATCAGGCATTGAAAAAGATTTTGGAAGGCGACGATTTCATCCCGGCCTGGCAGGCGGAGCGAGGCCTCTCGGGGCTGAAGACGATGGCGCGCACCGATAACAAAAGCGGTGTGCGGACTGTCAGCCAGGGGATCGGCGCGAATCTGATCCCCCAGCTACAGGAAAACATCGACGCCTCGGTCGCTTCAACGGGCGAGGATGCGCTCGGCGGCCTGCAGGCGGGGCGGGCGGCGCACGCCGGCAAGATGGAGATCGCAGACTTGGCTGAGCAGCTCCGCGATGAACCGGTTCAGACGTTCCAGAAACTGACCTGGAAGAACGACACCGGCATCGACTTCTTACGCAAGATCGCGGACCAGGCGCCGGAAACGATGCCGAGGGTCGGCCGCGCATACGTGCAGCAACTCTTCGACAGGGCGCAGGAAGAGGGCGGCTTTGGGCGCGCGCGATCGCTGTTCCAGAAGTGGCAGGATCTCGGACCAGAAACCAAGAAGATCCTGTTCCCTAGCGAGGAGCTGCGAGGCAATTTGGACAACTTTTTCCAGGGCGCCGCCATGGTCGCCGAAAACCCGAACCCCAGCGGCACAGCGGTCGTAGGCTCGCTTATCCCGGGAGGCCTGCTGATGATCCATAACCCTATTTCCGGCGCAGCCTGGCTGCTCGGAGGGTATGCTGCGGCCAAATTGATGTTCGACCCGCGGGGAGTAAAACTGCTCACCGGCGGCCTGAAGTCTGCGAGCCCCGGAGCGGCCGCCTTAGACGCCACACGCATCATGGGCATGGTTGGGGAGGACGGTCGTTCCGACGTTCAGGAAATCCCTCAAATGCCGGGCTCGAGCCCGGGCAACGGCCTGCTCGATCGCCTGCGGAATTTCCTGGGCGATGAAGAGGGGTCGTTCCCGTCGAAGAGTTGGAAGCTGGGCACCAAGCTGGAAGAAGTAAAGCCGTTCACGCGTGAGAAGGGAGAACCAAAGATCCTGACCGGCGCGGTGGTGCACTACCTGGAAAACCAGGTCAAGAAATACCAGGGCGCGATCGATCCGGATGCGCCGCCATCGGTAAAATTCCGGCGCGTGCTGCGCTATGCGCGCACTGAGCTCGAAGACCAGATGCGGCAGCCGGAACCAAACCTGGACTTCTACACCCGGGACACTGCGATCGCAGACAAGGATATGGCGAAAGCTTATCCGGAACTGGCGACTGACTCGAGCAAGCACGCGATTCAGAAAGTCTTCTCTGCTGCATTGTCACCAGGGCAAAAGCCCAACCAGGAAGCGTTCTACGGCGGCCAGGTGTACGGCAAGTACCGCGATAGCGGCAGAATTCAGATCTACCAGGATTCCGGAAAGGCGTGGCCCTCGCAAGGTGCGACGAAAGCGCTCAAAAAGATTCAGGGTTACCTGGATCTGTTCGGTGGTGGCGAAAGGGGCGAGCAGGAGCTGGTGAAGTATCTACTCGACGAGCATACGATCGGGGAACTTCGCAAGATCAACAAGTCAGTGGGCGGCCGGCGGGAAAACATGGGTTTCGGCAACCTCATTCTGGGGCCGAAAGTGGGGCGATACTTCTACGACCTGATGGGGATCCCGCAGGAGGCGACGACCGTTGACCTGTGGGCAACGCGTGCGAACCAAAGGCGGCTCGGCTACATGTTCAACGACACGGGAAAGATGATCGAGGCGCCGCAAAAGATTTCCGATCGTCAGGTGTTTATGGATACTGATGCGAAGTTGGCGGATGAATTTGGGATCACCCGCAACGAAGCGCAATCAGGCCTATGGCACTACGAACAGGATCTCTACCGGCGCCTCGGACTGTCGGTAAAAAGCTTCAAGCGATCGCAGGGAACCGAACGGTTACTGCAGAGCCTGGGGAAGGAGCGTTAGTCTTCCAGTGCGGGACCAGTCACACCGAAACGCTCTCGAACCGAATCCGCAGCCGCGTGAAACGGGTCCGCTTTTTCGCGCGCGAGTTGCTGTTGAACGCGCAGTTTGCTGGCATCCATGTCGGCCTGCGCGAGTTTCAACAGTTCGCCGAAAGTCGCGGTTTTGCCGGCGCGCATCAACTCATTCCGTTGACGGACCATGGCGAGCTCGAAACGTTGACGCTCGAGCAGGTCTTGATCAGTTGTCATTCGCATGTCAGGCCTCCCTCAGTGGTTATTATAACGCGGCTGGTTAAGCATATGTCGCAGATATTTTACGACGACTGTGAAGACGACGATGAGGTCTCGGTCTGGAGTTTATTGAGCTGGGACATGCCCGGCAACAGGAGGAATCTATGTTCGAAGCGACGACTACAGCAGTACCCGGCAACGTTTCCATTTCGCCGACTACCCAGGCGATTTCGCCAATGACAAGCAGCATCGCCCAGGCGCAATCAGCCTTCGCATCTCTGTTCGCGCCACCGCCCGCGCCGGTTCCGATCCCCGTCATGACCCCGCCTATCCCAGTAGCAAAAATCACGCTGATGACGGCGGATGATATCGCCCTCGCAACCGCGCCCGATTCCCGAGACGATCTGATGTACAAGCACCAGCACGAATGCAGGATGAACTACTGGTACATCGGAGAACTCACCAGGGAGAATGCAGCCAAGGTCCAGATTTACATGCAGGCGTGGCAGAACTGGGTGGCAAACGCGAGCCAGTACCGCGCGTTGAATCTGCCGATCCCGCCTCCGCCTCAGCCTCCTGTATTGGCGGATGTGGGACCGATGCCGGCTGGGTACTGGTTCGGATAGATGAGGATTGCCGCGATCCTGCTAGTAATCGGGCTGGCAGTCGCGGCCTCGACGTCGGAAGACGCCTTCTCACGTAGAGCTGCGGATTTCAACGTCGAGTGGAATCTGTTCTATCGGAAGTATCTCGGATGTCCCAAGGGGGCGCGTGAAGTGGAAGAGTGCAGACCACAACTCGGAGTGCTCGACAGGAAGAGGTACGATCGCGCGCGGCGTGCAGCGCTAAAGCTATTCGATCAGTGAAAAAACGCGCGAGGAGACGTCCGATGGCGAAAGGGTAGATTCCCCCTCGCGCGTCCTAGCAGCCTGAATCAACGGCCGGCGGCCGGGCCTTGCCCGATGAGTTCGGTGCCGACTGTTCCAGAACAGGTAACCACTACCTCCTTCCTTCCTCTTTGAGGACCTGCTGGTAAGGCCACTCCATAAGCTCGGAGATGAACGAATTGGAAAACAGCTTTGGCGGGTGGCCGGCTTTCAGAGCGTGGTAGTCTCGCGGGCAGCAATCAAGCATCCAGCATGCCATGAGCGAGTCGAGAATCTGGTGGCGATCGCGCGAACTCAAAAGCGCCGGGTTGAACGGGATCGGCGGAACGATGTCGTCGCTCGTCTTCCGGAACGCGTCGTACATCTCGCGGCCGCAAAACTGAGAGGCCATGTCACCGAGGGCTGCATGCCAGCCCGGGCGGCGCAGGGACAATTCCGCGAGAGCAAGTAAGATCATTTGCCGTTGCTCTTCGTCGAGGTCGACGGTCATAAACCCTGCTTGATTAGGAAGTCGAGGCTGCGCAATGCGCCGATGGGATCCTTGTCTATCAGATCGCGCGCCTCTTGTTCGATCCCATCGATTTCGAAGATCAACTGATTGAGAGCCGCGGCGCCGGCTTTCAGACCGGCATCGGACATTTGGTTAGCCGCGGCTCTGGCGACCGGCAATAGCTCGTGTAGTTTCATCCTCTCCTTCATCTGGAGAGAGAGGAGCTTGGCGGCGGTTTCCCGTGCATCCATATGGCTAGTGTACCGATCGCAGCATGAATACGACGGCACAGCCGATCGAGGACAGGCCGAGAACGAGCAGCACAACAGCGAGTGCGCGGCGCAGGGTGTGAGCGGCTTCAGGATGGCGATACTGCCAGCGAAAGATGGCCAGGGCGACGACGCCGAATCGAGGCATGACTTACTTCCTCTCCCTAGCATAGACGGCAGCCAGGAGGCTGCAGACGTCATCGTCGGCGATCAGCTCGCCATGGGTAGATCGGGCGTAACTCCTGCAGGACGCGAGGACGGCCACCAGCATGTTAGTTTCGTCGCGCAGGCGGTTAGCGAGTCCGGAGTGGGCAAGTGGTGAGCTATTATTTTGTGATGTGATGGTCGAGGGAGCGTCTTTACGAATGGGCGCACCAGGGGCGGCTACTGCCGTGGCCGCCTCCTTGGCCCCTGGCTGGGCCGCCACCACGAACGTGCCATCCGACTGGACCCCAACCCCCACTTTGGCCCTGTAGACTTCCCAGGACACTTGTCGGCCTTCGCTGCCATACTCCGCGGTCTGCCGGATCAGCACGCGATCGCCGGCCCGAATTCCGAGAGCGAAAAACTTGCGTTGAATCTCCCGGCCGGCCGGCTCCGGAACGTACAGGACGCGGCCGTCGACGGTGGAGAACATCATCTGTCCGCGGCCGACTGGCTTGCCCTCGGTGTAGGCGAGCGTCATGTCGACAGGAACCTCGGGCGTGAGTCTGATGATCGCGCTTTTCATCGGGAAACCTCCAGGTTGAAATTGGGATACAGGTTATGGCGACCATCGGCATGCCACCAGGTTGACGTGAGTTGACCGGGGATCGAACCGTATATCCGGCCGTCGGTCCCGATGCTGCTGATGACGGCAGTGTGGCCGTCCACGGTCTTCATAGTGTTGTTCATCGTTTGGCCTCCTGACGGAGTCGCTCGATGGCAACGGTGGCAGCGGCTTCGATGATGGAGTCGACAATCTGCTCGATCTCGATGGCATTATCCGCGTCTAGCTTGCCCATGCCAAGACCGAGGTAATGCTGGAGCAGTTCAACGGCGTTGTTGCGATCGCGGTTCATTTCATCTCCCGGGAGTGGGCGAACCACTCGTGGTTAAGGCGGGCTACGAGGCCCGCCATGCTGATATTGTGGTCTGCCTCGAATAGATCCTTCGAACGCAGACCGTTATCGTATTCCTGGTGGTGATAGGCGCAGAGAGGGACGCACGAGTAGTCGGACCCTTTGCTACCGCGCCCGTTGTTGACCGTGTGAGCAGCCTGCACGGCGCCGAAACAGGGCGACCAGGCGCCGGCCTCGCCGAGCTCCATCTCGACTATGTGGCAGGCGCAGGGCAGGGTCCGGACCCAGCCCCTGTACTTCCAATTGCGGGCTGGTCCGCGCCCGGTGCGGCGCCGCGGTGCTTTCCTGGGCGCCGGCCGGCCATGCACTGCGAAGTAGAGAGCGCGGTTGCTGAGCATTAGGAGGCCCTGACCGCTACGACCTTGCCGTAGCCCGGGATGTGGCTGCCAACCTTGTACTGCGGGTCATGCGGTGCCTGCCGAATCACAACCCATTGCAGCTTCCCCTTTTTCTCGACTTGGAACGTCTTGTTGAACATTTACTTCAGCCTCCAGGTGATTTGGTTCAGGGCGCCGGCGCGCTTTGACACGATCGCCTTGGCCTGCTCTTCAGAGAGGCCGTTTTCAACGAAGTACTCGACCAGTTGTTCGTCGGTCGAGGTTTCATCATTGGCGAGAGTCGCGCTGATCCAGCGGCGTTGGATTGCGGTAAGCTTGGTGGTCGTCATACCTATTATTATGCTTGACCAGCGGTGATAAAGCAACGATAATCTTGAAGTATGAGGTGCGAAACAGTAAAATTTGCGAACGGCACAACCGCGATCGTCTGCGGCGGCCGCCGCGGGGTGATGTCAAAGTGCAGCGTCTGCCGGGCGCCGGCCGTAGCGTTGTGCGATCACAAGCACCCGAACGGCAATGACTGCAATATGCCGTTTTGCTCTGAACACGGGATGAAGCAGGGCGGCGAGGTGGATTTCTGCCTGCTGCACTGGCGCGATCGCTGGGACTGACAATTGAGGAATGAGACTCTGTTTGATTGCGGTCCTGCTGGCGGCCGCGGCTTTCGCCCAGCAACCTCATCCCTCGGTTTCACTGAGCTGGAACTGGGCGCAGGGGACAAAAGACGCGGCCACGGGCTTTCACGTCCAGCGCGCGAACATCACGGGCGGGCCTTACACCACGATTGCGACAGTACCGATCGGCGCCACCGGCACGTACCTGGACACAACGGTAGTCGCCGGCGGCACCTACTACTACATCGTGACGGCATTCAACGCAGGCGGGGAATCTGGGACTCCCGAGGTAGTCTGCATTGTGCCCTTTCAAGCGCCCCAAGCGCCCTCAGGCCTGTCGGGCGCAGTGAAATGATCACCGCTGGTTAAGCTTGCTATGCTTGGCGACATGAAAAAGAAATCAGACCCTGCCGCGGTGGCATTGGGAAAAAAGCGGGCAGCGAAGGCGGCGCCAGGCGAGATGTCGGAGATCGGGCGCATCGGCGGCAACGTTGGCGGGCTTGCCAGGGCGGCATCGCTCAGCCAACGCCGGCGAACGGAGATCGCCAAGAAGGCGGCGAAGGCGAGGTGGTCTAAGTGACGGATTGGGTCTTCTGGGGAGAGATGGGCGTGATGGGGTTGCTGGTGCTGGTGCTGCTCGTATTAGAGCGGGTGAAGTCGACGCTGGACCTGATTCTGCATTCGCTCAATAGCAAAGACGACGGTCCCGCGCTATAAAACCTCAAATACAAGCGTGGCGAAATACAAGCGCGCGCGCGGTACCCTGGTTTTGGGTGTGTTTCGGCGCGCAACGTTCCGCACGATTGCGACGAAATGCGACAAAAGTAGACACCCGGGCTGGGGGTTTCGATGGCGAAAAAAACGAAACGCTTGAGCAACGACAGTTACGCGCAGCTCGGCGTCATGGGCGTGCGAGCGATAACCGGCGAGCTGCTGGAGTCGGCCGGCGAGGTCCGCATCGAGCGAACAGCGGATCCGGACTGGCCGTGGCTGCTCACCGATCTCAAGCGCAATGAGACCGTGAAACTTGCCTCGCTGGTGGAGGCCGTCGACTGGGTTCGATTGCAGCGGGAACGAACCGCGTGAGGCTCAAGCGGAAGAAGGAGAAGGCGCCGGCGCCGGCGAAGGTGCTGGCCATCGGCTACGTGCGCGTATCGACTGGCCTGCAGGAGATGTCTCCCGCGGTCCAGGCTGAGCGGATCCGCGGCCTGGCTGCGCTGCAGGGCTGCAAGCTGGTCAAGATCATCACCGACAAGGAAAGCGCCAAGGAGGGCTCGATACACGAGCGCGCGGGCATCCTCGAGGCCCAGTGGCTCATCGAGCATGGCGAGGCCAACCGCATCATCGTGGCGAAACTGGATCGGCTCACGCGATCGGTGGTCGACCTGGGGGAGCTGCTGACCTGGATGGACCGCAAGAACGCAACGCTGGTGTCGGTGAACGAGACGTGGATGGACACGGGATCCGCGGCTGGGCGCATGATCGTAAACATCATGACGTCGGTGGCGCAATGGGAACGCGAGGCGATTTCGGAGCGGACCTCGGCCGTCCTCCAATACAAAAAAGCCAACAACCTGCCCTACAATCACGTCGCATTTGGCATGCGCCTGGCCGGCCGGGCGCAACCTGGGAAGGTGATGGTGGGCCGGCGCCTGGTTCCGGAGCTGAAGGAACAGAAAATTCTCACGCGTATGCGCTGGATGCGCGGCCGCGGGATGACGTTCGCGAAGATTGCGGCGACCCTGAACAGTGAAGGCGTTCCCACAAAGGGCCGGCGCCGCGGTGGTCGAGTGGTCCGCGGCAAGTGGCACGCCTCCACCATCAGGAATTTACTGTAAAATCTGCGACAAGGTGACAGTCAGGCAGCGAATCAGGGATCTGCAGGCGGCCGGTTGGACGCAGCACCGCGTAGGTCTGTGGAGAGCACCATGGGGCGCGCTGTTCCGCGGGCCTCACTGGGCCTGGCGCGTCATGAATGAGCTGAGGAATTATGAACGAGATCGAAGCCGTGACCGTGCTCGCAATTCTGCTGGATGACAACCTGCCGGCCGACAGGATGCAGATGTTCCTGGTGCAGTTCCCGCAGTTCAGAGCGGTTGCAGAGGAGCGGTGGCTCGACACCACGGGCAACAAGTGGGAAGATTAAGAGGTTTCAATTCCGAAGAGAGAGATTGGGCCTGACAGGGCTTAAACGCACCCCGTCGGGCCTTGTCCGTTTGTGGGGCCGAATGCCCGCTGGGACTACATAGCGTTGTCTCGGCACCTCCTTGTCGGCCCTATTCCCCTGCTCTACGTTGTGGCACAGCTGTGCCATACTCGCAGGTGATATGGAACCTCAAATTCTCGCGTCCGACCTTATCCAGGCATGCCCATTTGCCCGGCAACAGCTCGCGTATGAGCGGCTCGACTCAACTGGCCACCCGGGCCTGACCGACGACGAGGTGCTCGATCGGGCGGCTACAATCTGGGCGGCCGCCTGGCAGCGTGCCGTTGCGATCCTGGCTGGTCCGGAACCTGCGGAATTGCCGCAGCCGTCGGACGTCGGAGAGCCGGCGCAGAGTGTCGCGGGGGTCTAAGCGGCGCGATCCACGTTGGGTTGAGGTATGGCCCTCGGTCGGTTGATGCGGATGCACCGGGACGGCGCCGCTACTGTCTATTCGTTTCGCGACGCCTGCTTTTTGCCACACTCACGATAAATATTGACTCCCGCGGCGCACTGCGCTTATTCTTGTTTGTCTGGTAAGTCGGATTGGGGGGACCCCGGCGCGTTGCCGCAAACTGCGCGCCACCCCCTGCCGACGCCTCTTTGCGGGGGGAAGTGCTGAACAAACCAACAAACAAGTCGGGGGGTAAGAATCCCGGTGGAAATTTCCGCTGGGGATAGGTACGATATCACTGTCGATTCACAGTCCGGTGATACGGGACAAAGCGGGAGCGGGGCGTCTATAACACGTCCCGCCCCCTACATCGAAGACCTGACAGGCAGGTCCACTGATGATGAGTAACTATAGCGCCGCTGACCTCGCACCTCAAGCACTACCTCGCCTGTCAGTCTCACCTTTAACCCAAAGATTTGTTGATGTGCCCGAAAGATATGCGGGCTTTGTGAAATTGGGCGCAGAGGTTCTAAGCATCCGCGCCCATGTGAAACGCTGCCGAGGTGTCGGCCGCAATGCCAGATTATCAATCTCGCTCACACACCGGCAATAGGCACATTGCCCGATGGCCACACCTACAGGCCGACGGCTGCCGACGCACGGAAAATGTCTCGCGACCTGAAGTAAGGCTTCAAACTATCCAGGCTCTTGTGCCCGGTCTGAGCTGCGATCACCAGCGGATGCACGCCATTCTCCGCGGCGGTGGTCACGAAGCCGGCCCGCAGGCTGTGCGCTCCGTAGAGAGCGGGATCGATGCCGGCCAGGCGCAGCCCTCGCTTCACCGCGAGACAGACGCTTTCCGCATGCATGGTGCGAATGGCGCCGCGGACCGGCACGAACAGGGCACCTGGCTCTCCGCCCCGGATGACAAGCCACCTCTCGATGGCACGCAACGGGCAAGTCTCGGCGTGCAAGCCTCGGGCCACTCCAATATGCCGGCCTGCTCCGAGCTGGTCCGTCTTCTCTCTCGAGATGCGCAGCACCAGGCCCGCCACCTCGAGGTGGACATCAGCCAGCTCGAGCGCCGCCAGGTTCGATCGTCTCAGTGCGCTCGAGAAGCCGAGCGTGATCATGGCGTGATCGCGGACCTCGCGCGGCGAAATGCCTGCATAAGTCGCGTTGCAGATTTGGCGGAGCAGGTCGACCGGGATAACGAGCTTAGGTTGCGGGCGCTCGTCTCGATCGCGCCGGGCCCCACGCAGCAGGGCATGGACCGCGGGACCTGCCGGCGGATCGTAGCCTGCCTGCTGGTGATGGTAATTGATGGCGCAGGCTCGCTGGTTCGCGGTGCCGACACTCCCGAGCTGCAGGATGTCGGTGAGGTAGAGCAATACGGTTTCCTGGCTGGCAGGAGCGCTCTGTCGCAATGTTCCGGCGCACCAGGACTGGAACAGCGTCCAGCCCGATCGATAGGCCTTGAGGGTTCCTGGGGCGTGTGTCAGGCTCTGCAAGCGGGCGCTTTCGAGCAGCAGCAACGAATCGAGCATGCCTCCATAGGTACGACAGGCAGCTCGCCATGTTGGATAGTCCGGTACCGTAAGCAGTCAGGTACTGGTTCTAGAAGAGGGGGGCTACGCGGAAGAATTCCCATTCTAGCGTGTGCCATGCCACAGGCTCGACCTCCCCCAGAAATTGGGTCTTTTGGCTGAGTGTCACTTTGGCCGGCGGCTCTCAGCGAAAGCGTAACAGCGTCTGGGTTTGATCGACATCTTCAGGATATCCCAACTCCAGCCGCTTTTTCCAACCACAGATAGGTGAATTTTTGAGCCGGGGGCGTGTTTTTACGCGCATCTGGCGGAAAGGCTTTTGTAAATGGATCCAGAAACACAGACATCAGGGAAGGCCGCGGCGGCGTCGACGCCCAAGAAGATCAGCTTGTCCGACAACATGGCATGCATGAGGGCCATGGGAGCGCCCAGGTTCGATCCGCTACCGCCCGATCAACATAAATGGCAGCGCCTGAAGCACTGGCCCGAAGTGATCCGGCTATGGTCATGGATGGTGGCACATACCTGCCACTGGCCGATTCTGTCACCGTATGCCGTGGACCAGGAAGGCTACGAGCTTCACCTTGAGAACGCGAGCGCGGATCTCGACATGGATGAGGCGAACGTGCGGCGCGCGTGGCGGCTTGGCTGCCGGATGGGACTCTGGGGGAATAGGTCTGCCCAAAAAGGCAACAAGTATCGCGGGCAACGCCGGTTATACTTTTACGGCGCCGTGGACCTCAAGCGGGCCGAGGAGGAGGCCGGTAAGCCAGAGCTTCCCAAAGAAGGCGAAGATTACACGAACGAAAAGGTCTGTACAGACCTCTTCGGAGCCTTTATCTGGAAGCAAATAAAAGACCGGCCGAAAAACGAGATCGAATCGCTGGTGGCTGAGGAAAAGGCCGAGCGTGAGCTGGCCAACACCCTGCAAGCCGACGTCGTCGCTACCTTTCGGCTGTTCATCACTCAGAGAGAGGATAACAGATGGACGGCGAGGGGTGTCAAGGTAAATCGGCAGGAGCACACGTTCAAGAACGGTCATGCTGCGGCCTATGCCGAGCGCCAGGAGCTTGTCCAGACCGTGTACGCGCCGGCGCTGCTGCCCGTGCTCGCCGAGGCGGCGACTAAGAGGTCTGTACAGACCGCATCTGAGTCAGTACAGAGTAGCGAACCAAGTGAGTACGGAGTAAGCGAGAAAGTGAGTACAGCCGATTCTGAGGCCGCTATCCTTATTGGTCAGAGGGACTCAGAAAAACCCAGAAGTTTAGAGCGAGCGAGCGGCTCTGCACCCACGCAGAGGCCGCGTAAAACCCCTCCTGTTGAACAAAGAGAGGCGGCCAACCTCCAGCCTGCAGTCATACCGCCCGAACCTGAGCCACTCAGCCCCGAACAGCAGGCAGGATACGATCTGCTCTTCACCAAAATGCGCGAGTATCAAAATCGCTTCCCGCACGCGCGATTCGGAACTCCGCTTGTGACTCCGGAAAACAAGGGAGATGACATTTGGGCGCGGCGTGTTCTGTCCGTTGTGCCGGCGGAGGAGGTGGAAGCGTTTGTATTCCACGTTGGCGTGAAGCTGGGCGCCTTGCCCCCGGGCATGGGCACCCTGCCGCGGCCTACGCATTCGGTCGCGAAAAACCCGCGCGATCGCTACATTCCCCTGGTCTACGATTGGGCGGTGGACTGGGTGCGGGAGGCGCCAGAACGCGCGCGTCGGACCCAGGAGGACCGGGAGGCGATCGCCCGGCGGGATAAGCGGTTCGCTGAGAACGAAGCTGCTCTGAAGCTGGAGGCGGAGATCATGGTGGCGGCCGAGAAGAAGTACTCGAAGATGGCTTTGGCAGACAAGGCCAAACTGCTGCTGAAAGCGCGGGCCCGGCTGAATGCGGATCCGCAGCTCCTGAAGACCTTCAACTGGCAGAGTGGCGACCAGAAGAAGGAACTGCTCGATCGCATCGCCATTAATCTGTTGGTGGATGAGATGCGAAAAGGGGAGGGTGTTTCCGGTGAATCTACTTCTACTTCTTCAGCCTAAGCGCCTCGGAGTACATTGCTTCCAGCGCGCAAGAATAGCGACGTGTCAGCGGGGCATCTCCCAACTCGACGCACGCGACGAGCATGGTGAGCAACCAGTTAAAAGTACGCTCTTGTGTGTTCCGCGCATCGATTGGAACCATGTGGCGTTTCGATGGTTTCGCGCTCTCAGGTTTCACAAAACCTCCTGTAAAGGCTTGCGGAGAGGCGGGCGTTACAGGCACCCGCCCCTGACCGCAAAAGATGCCGGTGATCAAGCCGGCACTCCAAATCATAAGACAGATATTCGAGGTTCACAATGGAGAAGTACAGACTTCCACCCAGAGTTATGCTGGCCATAGAAGAGGCCTGTAACGACGAGGTCACAGTGGCAGACATCCTTTCCCGTTCACAGATCGCCACAGTGGTAGCTGCCCGCCGGCGTGTGTGCGTGCGCTTGAGGAACTGGGGCTATTCCTTCCCCCAGATTGGACGCTGGCTCGATCGTCACCATACTGCGGTCCTGTCACTGGTGAGGCAGGTGCAGCCTAGCGATCCATGGATGCCGGAAGCGTATGATCCGGAGAAAGGAGACGAGAGTGGTATATGGGCTATCTGAAGTATTTCTTCTGGGGTCTGATGGGCGGGCTCTGCGTGCTTTTCTTCGAGCTCGACATCTTGCCGCGGGTCCGTCGCTGGTGGATGCGCCGGCAACTCCGCATACTTGAGCCAAAAGTAAAGGCGGCGAAGGAAGATCTCGCGATGCTTTCGCACCTGCACGAGCTCGAGAACGACTACCGAAGGGGGATGGGGCTATGAGTGGCGAGAGTGAAGGCCGGCTGGGTTCACAGATCCAACCGGCCACCGATGGCAAACCACAAACCTACGTCTATGATAACCCGGTGGATGTGTGGCCACCGTTCTGCGGATATGGCCTGTACCACCTACCCGAGGACTTGCCTCGCATGCTGGAGGCGCGCGCGCGGGTGCTGCACAAGCGAGCGGCGCGGTGGATCCTGGCGAACTACCCAACGAGTGAAGTATGGGCCAGGGACTGGGCGAGGAAGGTGCTGCAGCCGCGGCGCCTGGTGATTGCTTGCGGAGGTGGGATCCAGCGTGCGCGAAACGTGAGGCTGTTACCGGGAGGTGAACGATGATTACGTACCAACGGCAGAATGACGAGATCATCCTGCAAATGTCCATCGGCGACTGGGAGCGGTTGCTGATGCTGATGGGCTACGCTGCCGGTGCTGCAAAGGCGGCCGGTGAAGAGAAACTGTTCTGGGAGTGGATCCAGTTAGCAAACGAAATGAACTTGACCAACCCCGCTTTCACACCCTACGAGATTCCGGAGGCTTACCGATGAAAGTTATGCTCGAATCGACGGATAAAGTGGTGTCGCTGGTTGTGGACGGTGTCGACGTGCCGGCGCGCCTCTGGGAAGGCCACACCGAGAGCGGCATAGCCTGCCACGCGTTCATCACGCGAATCGCGGTGCACAAGGATCTGGATGCCAGCCAGTTTGAACGCGAGCTGCAGGAACAGCGCGCGCCCTCGGTGGCGCTTCAGATTATTCCGCTAAGGCTGATTTTATGAGGTACCTGTCATGACACCAGAACAGTCCGCACAGGCCCCGGCGCCGGCGCCGAGTATCAGAGTGGAGATCACAGACGAAACAACTCTCCACTGTTTCAAGTTGGTCTTCCTCGACACGCAAGGCCGGGAGATTGAAATCTTCCTGCACGCCACGCAGCTGGTGCACCTGATTCATCAGGCGAGCGTGGCTCTGTCAGAATGGCAGCACCGGACCACCACCGCACTCCTGGCAAGGCTGAGCAGGGTGTTCCCACTCAAGCGACCATGGTACCCGGGCGATGAAAATTCAGCGGGTCATTGAGGTTCTGATGCTGGCCGCATCGGCGTGGCTATGGGGCTATATGACGGCGGAACAGGCGCACCAGAAGGACTGGGCCCGGATGAATGGCGAGTGGGACCGTATTGCCGGCCAGGTCGAGAGCGTGCGCGGCCGCCAGCAGGCGATTGACTCCAGTCTCGAGAGCACAAAGAAGCTGCTGGACGGCTGCCGATGATAAAATCGCAAGATGCCAATGTCGAATGACGATTTGGATCAGATCTTCTCGTACCACGCCCCGCACGGCTCGCAACCGCACAAATACGAGACGATCCGCTCAAACGCCCGCGATTTTGCCCACACCATAAACGACATTTGTCCCGAGTCGAGAGAAAAGTCTCTGGCTATAACCCACCTGCAGATAGCCGTCGCGATGGCGAACGCCTCGATCGCGATTCACGAGCCGAACCCCAACATTGGAACCTGAAGAGGAGCTATTCCAGGCCACACAGCGCGCCCTCGATCGCTGGTACAGAGTCTGGAACGTGGCCGAAAGCCTGTCGAGTTTCTACGCCAAATATTCAGTGGGCGATCGCATCTTGTCTCAGTACGGCGAGTCAGTCTCTCTCAAAGTAGTAAAATCCAGGGATGAGAAACGCATCTGCTATCGATCCCCAGCAGACACCAAAACGAAAGATGTCCGCGGCCGGCCGCAGACGAATTTCGCTCGCGACAAAAGCCAGGTGGGCAAAATACAACGCGGCTAAAACTGCCGGCGCGGGTGACCGTACGGCGCCGCAACCAACCGCGGGCAAAACGCCGAAGCCGGTCGCAGACTTAATTCACACCCTGCACACAGCCGCTACGGCGCCGCCGCGGCCGATCGATGCGGTGCTGTTGATGACGGCAGAGGAACTCAACAAAGAGCTCCAGATGGCCAAGGAAGCGCAGCTAAGAGCTGGCGAGCGGGTCGACTTATTGCAGGCTCTCTACCGTGCCAAGAGCGCTGAGAAAACCATGGCTGCTGGCTAAAGCTCTCGCCGGCGCGATCATAGGATTCGGGGTAGTGCTGGGCTTCGCCTGGCTCGCCTGGTGGTGGTCAAACCACCTGTACGAGCATCGTCTGCCCCTTCGACAAACGGACGACGTTGTTAGCTTCCGGCGCGGTAATAGCTCCAGTTGCGGTGCGTGAGGCCAGGGGCGCCGGCGCCGGCGTGCTCGAGTCGAGCTGCCCCTGCAGCTTCATGGACGTCACCACGGCCTGGATTACCACCTTCACGGCTTCATCAGAGGGCAGCACGCCGGCAATTTGTCCGGCGGCCGCGGCTGCCTGTAACTGCGTCATCACAGCCTGAAAAACCTGGGTGAATTTCACCGGGCCGGTGCCGCCGGCGAGCTGCGCCTCGGCCGCGGGGGCGTGAGAGTGTACCAACCCGGTGATCAGGGTGATAATCTCGCTCGCGATCGGCAGGGCAAGGGGAATAAGTGCTGCGGCCATCAGGCTTCCACCTCGATCCACGTATCAGGGAGCAGGCACTCCCGGTGCTCCGCGGCCCACAGGGCTAGTTCGGTGCGATTGGCGGTACCCAACTGACTGAGCATGGCCGATACGTAAGCCTTGACGGTTCCCTCGGTCACAAGAAGTCTTGCGGCAATCTCTTTGTTGCTGTAGGCAAGCAACTGCAACACGCGCTGCTCATGCGCGGCCAGCCTCAAGAAGTGCTTGGGGATTCCCGCGCCGAGGAACAGGACGGAAACATGTTGCACAGTTGGTTGGACCGCCGTAACTTCACTGCATCAAGTGTACAGGGAATCTCGGCTTCGAAAGACAGTATTGAGAACTTATCCACGTAAAGAGCATGCTTCAGACGTGGAACTAGCCGCGGAAACCTGGAAACCGGCCGACTGCGAGCACGCGATCCGCTTCCTCCAGAAGTCTACCCTCCAATTGGCCTCTTTGGCCGCCGATCGTGACCTTGAAATCAGCAAGATAGCCATCAAACACGCGCCGGCGATCGATCGCGAAAGCGAGAAAATTGCCCTCCTCGAACGCCAGATCGAGGCCTACTATCGAAAGACCCTGTCCGGGAACTCCACGGGGAAAACCGTCTCCTGCAGGATGGGCGGCTGCACGATCGGCATGCGGTACGCCACCAATCCAGCGTTAGTTCCCATCGATGACAAATGGACGTGGGAGCGGGTGACCGAAACGGTAATGAAGTTCTACCGCCGGCGTTTCCTGCTGCGCCAGTTGCCCTGCCTCGACAAGGTAAAGCTCAAGCGTTCCTTGAAGCCTGATCAGTTGCGGAAGATCGGTCTGAAGCTGGACGACACCGGCAAATTCTTCCTCGACCTGGACCTTCCGATGACGGAGGCCGCGTAAATGGACCGCAAGCCGGTGAAGAGTTCGAACGTGCAGGAAGTCGGTTATGATCCGGCGAGCCAGAAAATGCACGTCCAATTCAAGGGCGGATCGGTGTACGAATATTTCGGCGTGCCGGCCGCGAAACATGCTGCGCTGATGGCATCCGACTCCCCTGGCGGGTACCTGGCGCAGCATATCCGCGGGCTGCATAAGTTTCAGAGGCTCTCGTGAAGTGGGATGTGGGCGCGATCTGTGCCGCGCTCGCACTGACAGGGGCAGCCTTTGGGCTTTACACGCGGCTGCTGCTCGATGCGTTCCAGGCGCGTTTGTTCGTCGAAATGGACAAACGATACGCCGGATCCGAAGTCTGCAGGGAACGCCACGAGAACCTGGCGCAGCGCGTCAGTCGACTGGAAAACAAGCGCGAGATGAGCGAGGCGGAATCGTTCCGCCAATAACAAAAAAGGAATAAACGTATGACACTGGGCGATGCCATTGCGGCCGTAGAGCAATCCGAAACAGCGCGCGTCAACGCGCACAACCAGACCACCAACGACCAGGGAGCTGCCGATGCCCTGCAGGCCAAGGTGGACGCAGCCAAGTCCGTAGTCACCGGAGATCAGGCTCTCGAAGTGACCGCGAATGCTGCGGAGGTCGCCGCGCTGCAGGTCTTGCAGACCACGGTTGCGGATCTGATCACGCAGTTGAAGCCGCCGGCTGCGCCTGTGGTGTGAAACGAGCAAGGGCAGCGGCCCTTGTACCCATTGATCCCAGGAACGCACAGGAGAAGCTGTTCAACACTCTCCTGGTGGACCTGGTTGCTTCAGCGGAGCTGCGGGATGCTCCGCTGGTCAGGCGTTACGCCTCCGCTCTAGAGCAGATGTACGCGGATGCGTTACGCAAGTGTGCATAGCTGATGTCAGACTGTCCACAAATTGGCGGACACAGCGAGTATCGCCAATGAATCGAGCGAGCGTATTTTTACAAGCGTATAGGAATACCGGCAGCGTCACGATGGCGGCCGCCGCGGCACAGATCCACCGCTCGATCCACTACCGCCGGCTACATGAGGATCCGGATTACAAGGCCGCTTTCCTCGCCTGCAAAGAGGAAGCGATCGAAGTACTCGAGGATGAAGCCGTTCGTCGAGCCGTGCACGGGGTCGACAAACCGGTGGTCTTCCAGGGTCGTATCTCGTTGATGAAGGACCGTAAGACGGGCGGGCTGGTCCCTGTGACCGTGCGCGAGTACTCCGACTCCCTGCTGCAGTTCCTGCTGCGCGGCGCGAAGCCCAGTAAATACAGAGAAAGACACCAGGTGGACCACAGCGGCGCCGTGGGCCTGAAATTCGCGGGCGAGATGGTCGACTTACTTGCCCTCTATCAAGAGCTGAGCAATGGCGAAAACCCACAAGGCACGTAACCAACTGGCCATGGAACACCTGGCGTGGGCGCATGATATCGCCTGGGAAGTAGCGAAGAAGCTGCCGACATGGTTCAGGAAAGACGATCTGCTTGGACCCGCGGAGCTCGCCCTGTTGCACGCCGCGCAGAGGTTCGATCGGCGCCGCGGGGTTTCGTTCCGCTCCTACGCGGTGCGGCGGGTGCGCGGCGCCTGCTGGGATGCGATTCGCCGGCGGGAGTATCGCGAGCACGAGCATGAGTCGCTATCAGACACGTTTTTCCTCGACAGGCGTGGCGCGTATTACGTTGATGATCCGGCGCCGGAAGAGTGGCTGCACGATAGGGCGCCCTCTCCGGAGGCCGTGGCTGCGACGAACCAGCTACGGGAGGTCTGGCCGATCGTCCAGAGGCTGCCCGCGCGCCACGCGGCTGTGATCCTGTGTGTCTACGGCGGCTCGATGACCCTTGAAGCATTGTCCGACCTGGTGGAGGTTGGACCGGCGCGTTTGTCGCAAATCCACCGCGAGGCTTTAACGATGCTGGCACAGCGATGTGGGGGTCTGGTCGCATGAGTCTGAAGTGGACCGACGCGGACGGTGTCGACGCAGCTCGCCTGATGGATGGCGACAGGCTGGTGGGCGAATGGTACCCGGTGACGGGCGATATAACGCTTCGCATTGGAACCCTGACGGACCCCTTCACGGCGCGCGCGGTGCTCGAAACGTTCGCAGCTGCTACGGTGTCGGTGTCTGGCGAGAATCGGATGTTCTGGATCCAGCGCGCCATGCGGAAAATAGCCGAGGCGAAGTGCCCGCCACGCTGAACCAGGCCGAGGCGGGCGCCATGATCCGCGGCTTCAACGATCACGCGAAGTTCTGCAGCCACCTGGAAATCAAAAACAAAGAGGGTGTACCCGTTCAGTACCGGAACTCGTGCGCCGGCCAGAAACTCAACCGCTCGATCCGGAAGCAGGAACTCGCTCGGGTTCCGGTGCGCCAGGTGGTGCTGAAAGCGGCGCAGGTGTGGATGTCATCCTCGACGGCCACCGAGGTGTTCCGCAGGGTTCCGTTCTTCCCCGGCCGGCGCGCCCTAGTGCTGGCTGACACCGATCTGCACGCCGGCCTGGTCTTCGAGTATTACGAGCAGTACATCCGGTCGTACCTGGCCAACCCGTACGGCTCGGAATTCGGTGCCGCACTGCTCCTTCCGGAACTCGAGAAAGACACCGAACGGCACCTGCGCTGGCGTAACGGCTCATCCATCCTGGTGGGCACCGCGAACAACGCAGAGATCGGCCGAAGCGCACCTTTCAACTGGGTGCAGCTCTCGGAGGCAGCGTTCTACAGGGACATGTCGACCCTGATGACGGGGTTGATGCAGCGCGTTCCGCACACCCTCGACTCTGGCGTCATTGTCGAAACCACCGCAAATGGCGTCGGTGGCCCCTTCTACGATCTGTGGAAGCAGGCGTCGGATCCGCGGCGCGCCAGTGGTTGGGCGGCCGTCTTTTTCGCCTACTGGGAGCACCCGGAAAACGTGATGGTTGTGCCGGCCGGCTTCAAGCTCATGCGCGATGAGTTGGAGGAGCTGCAGAAGTACAACCTGACCGTCCCGCAAATCGTGTGGCGGCGGTGGATGATCGAGACGGCCTGCGAGGGCAAGGTCGAGCGCTTCCGCCAGGAGCACCCCGGTAATTCCGAGGAGGCGTTCCAGGCGACTGGGCGCACCATCTTTGACATGGCAGCCGTTGCGCGCCTCCCCATCGTTGCCGATGCGCCCCGCGGCCGCCTCGAGCTCGTCGACCTGGGGATTGAGCAGCGGATTCAATTTCGCCAGTCCGAGGACGGCCGCGGCGAGCTCGTCATCTACAAGCAGCCGCGGAAGGGCGGCCACTACATCATCGGATCCGATCACGCCGAGGGCGTGGATCCGTTAGCGAAGGAAAAAGGCGCCGGCGGCTCGGATCCGGATTACGGCTCGGCCACCGTGATGGATTGCGACACCGGTGAGGAAATGGCCAAGCTGAAGGAACGCTACGAACCGCACCCATGGGCGCAGCGTTTGTTCCACCTCGGCAAATTCTACAACTGGGCATTCCAGTGTCCGGAGGCGAAGGCGGTGGGAAAGGCGGTCATCGGAAAGCTGCTCGAGCTCAGCTATCCATCGGAGCTCATCTACTCGAAGCAACGCGACCCCAGCGATCGCCGGCCGGCGCTGCTGCAGGAGCTCGGCCACGATACCAACACGGTGTTCCGGCCGGTGCTGATTTCGAAACTCGACGGCGCCCTGCGGGACGGCTCGATCGGCGTGCATGATCCCGAAACCATCGACCAGTTGCGCCGGTTTGTGCGCAAGCCCAACGGCAGGGAAGAGGGCGTCGGACATGATGATGACGTCTTTGGTTTGGCGTTGTGCATCGAAGGCCTGCCGTATGCACGCCGCGCGTTTGTGTTCCGCGATTCGCTGGCGAACCAGCATCTCGCCAAGCCGACGAAGTATGGCCGCAAAGGAGACGAAGATGAAGATTAACCCGATATTCATTGAGTTCTGGAAGGATTCGATCATGCCATTGCTGGCGAGGACACGTTCGGAACAAGAGGCTGCTGTTGCTAAGCACCTCGAAACGCACCCGCCCGTTCCAGGAATGGTTATCCCGGTAGACGATCCATGCGAAAGCAACGGGATGATGTGGATCGAGGGCTACTGGCGGTGTCGCTGCGGGCACACCATGCGCTACCTCGATGGGGCGGAACATGCCCCCTCGCGGCGGATGTGCTGTGACAACCAGGACTGCGTCCACTTTGAGGTCGAGTTTCTGGAGCCAGCATTTTACCTGGAGCCATTCAAATGACCACCGATCGCGACGGACCCCGCTCAAACCCTTACAGGCCGGATCCGGCCCAGTGCTGCGAGGCCTGCGTGTTTGGGAGTGGCGAGCATGCGGAATG